ACTTGAGTACCCTCAGCTGAGTTAGTTTGATTGATTTGGAAGTTACTACTAGCTGACCCAAAAGAAGCCCTTCTGTAACTATTACCAACCTTGAAGTTGTTAACCCATTTAATTGGGTCTGTAATCATCTTCTCAATCTCATTATCAGTAGGCATTACTTGGTTAGCTTTTAGCGTAGTAACAACCATACTGGCAATCTTACCGTGAAAGTTCCTGTTAGAACCTCTACCACCAATGGTTAAATGACCACCAATAGATCTGTCCATTCTAGCACCTGTAGAAGTCCAAGTACCGGCACCGCCATAAGTAGGATTAGGATTGAATATCCAAGACCCACCGCTGTAGAACATTAGCTTGATTTCAAAAGTATCAGCTAAGTTAGCAGCAGTAGCATTACTAGCATTGTATCTAGCTCCTTTGTAACCTATGTAAACACCATACCAAGCAGCACTACCTAAGTTTGCAGCAATAAGATACTCATTAGTACCTACACCTTCTCGACCCCATCCAAAGTACAAAGCACCAAATTGGTTGGTTCTTAGATAGATGTTGTCATCATTAGTTCCTGCTCCTTCTCCATAGTTCCAAATGTGTTGGTTACTATTGTTACCATCCGATTTGAATACCATAGTAGTAGCCCAAGGTCTAGAGTAGATAGCATCCGAAGTTTTACTTGGATCCGTACTATGAGCAGCAACAGTAGTACCCGTGAATCCCATTGAAATAGGGTTCTTAGATGAGTAGTTAGATACTTGCTTAGTGTGTTCATTAGAACCACTAAAGTCTAAAGCCTTAGTCCAATCCGTTAATATGGTTGGAGCAGGAGTAGGAGTTGTAATAGTTTCAATATCGTCTGTGCTAATATCTCCTGTTGTATTTAATACAGCCATATGAATTTTAACTGGTGCTGTTTCTTCAATAGAAGTAGCTTCATAAGTGTTTGAAAAAGTACCGCCATCAGCAGGACTTGCATTGTTCATTATGTTATTCAAACTACAAGCAATTAACCAAGCACTAGTACCATTTACCTCAATAGCATAGTCGTAAAACGCTTGTGTCATAGAATTGATAACTACGTTTTGCTGAACTACGCCAGCTCTATAAAACTTGAAAGTGTGAGAACTTGCAGTTTCGTATTCCCAAACAATAGCAGTATCAAAATCAGATAATTCTAAAGTACTAAAATCATGAGGGTCATTAGCTAAACCAATAATATACTTATCATTAGCAGCATTTAAGCTAGGTAATATATTAGATTCTACGTATGCTTTCTCAATTACAAATCTCTCTCCATCTGCAACTGTATTATTAACATGAACTACCGAACCATCGTCCATAGTATCTGAGTCAATCATCGCTGTAGATGCAGCTTCATGATTAAATCCACTTATAGCAGTAATTGGGGCAGTTAGGTTTGTCACTGTAATAGTCAAAACACCCGTAGCACTACCGTAAGAGTTACTTCTAACAACATCAATAGTATAAGTATCTGTTGGGTTAGTATTGTAATCGCTAGTGACTTCTGGCGCTGAACCTTGTAAGTGAACTCCATTTGAATCCATTGAAAGCCCGCTATTGTCGTTATCAACTATTGTAGTTGTATATGGTGCATCAACTGGGTGTAGCTGAATATTAACAGCACTTAATTCATCAACGGTTACAGTACTATCGCTAAAAGCATCAGGTGCTAAATCAGCGTTTACTTGCGAACTAATCTCAGTCCAATTAATAGGATTTCCTTCAAACAATATTGCATTAGTAGGTGCTACCGTTCCATCATGTATATGACCATTTGTAGGCTCGTACCATTGTGTGAAAGTAGGCTCATCTGGATAAACATTTGTAGAACTTGTACCTGTACCACCATTTTGTAAATCAAAGTAATTTGCTTCTTCTTCTGTAACAAAAAGAGGATAATGAAAGTTATCGTCTGGAGATTCAATGTATCTAAAATTCATTGTAGGTGCAGTATTAATAACACCTTGTTGCAAGGTATCAAAAATAGCACCTTCTTCTTGAGCTATCCAAATAAATTTATAATCTCCACTAGGAGCAGCAGCTTGAGTGTGTCTATAAACAGTATATGTTACACCGTCTGTAGAATGCCAAATTGTCGCTCTGCCTTGACCATCAAACCCAATTCTACCGTAATATTGAGAAACTGTAGGGTCATTTGAATTGCCAATAGATACATCAGGCAAACTACTGTCACTATACATCCCGTTAATTACACCATTACTTTCAAGTCTTGCACCATAGAATATATAGTCATCATTACCCCAAGCACTAGTGTTTGAAGTTAAGTCTGAAACATCATAGTCGTTTTCAGAAAATAGTCCAAAATTAGCGTCCGCCCCAGCAGACCAAGTAAACTCAAAATACTCGCCAGAAGCATTAATAGTTTGTGAAGTTACAAAACCATCATTGTCAAAATCATCAGTAGCAGAAGAAGAAATTCCTCCAGCAAGAGTACCAGTAATTCCTTCACCAAATACTGTGATAGCATCAGTACCTAAAGCTGTAGGAGTTTGAGCTGTATCTAATAAATGAACCTTTGGTGCATTAAATACCTTAGCAGATGAATTAGCTGCTTTTATTCCTAAATGAAATTCAGCATTTTGTACTGCAGGATAAGAAGTTCTAGCGTGAACAACCCAAGTTACATTGTCGTCTTGTAGCGATGATATTGAAATAAATCCATTTTCATCTAATCCTACTTTTATTTTAACTGGGTCTCCTGCCAACCATTCGTTTTGTGATTCCCAGTTAGACCAACCTGGTCTCATTGAGTGAGATGTATTTGCTCCGTAATTAGTCCAAGAGCCGTCTGCTGTTGGGTGAAACCAATGTGAAAATTGAAAACCATAGTGAGCAGAATTGCCATTAGCAAAACTAGTAGGATCTGCATAATTAGAGCTGCCGCTAAAGTACCCTTCATCGAATGATTCTTGAGTATGGACAAGACCAAATCCTATTTGACCTTCACCTCTAATATCAAAAGTAAAGTACTCACCTGCTCTACTTATTGTTGCTGTAGATTTTAATCCAGCATAATTGCCACTTGATGAATTTGTAAATATATCATCACCAGCAGGGTCTGTTGCTGTGCTTCCTTCTAAAGTGTACCCAGCGTTTTCCCCGTTTACATTTGCTACCATTGTTGAATAAGGGTCAGATATTACCACAGACTCAAATGCCCCAACAGTAAACAACTCATTTAAAGTATTTACTACATCTTGTAAACCACCACTAACTGCACCACCATTAACACAAGTGTTTGCTGCGTCTAAGTGGTGAAAGTGAGTTATATCATCAGCACCATCATTAGATACTATATGAACTGTACCATCTGCATTGGGTACAGCCTTAATAGTATTAACGCCAAAAGCGTGACCTGTGTCAAGCATGATTGAAGTGCTAGTTGCATCTAAGGAAAAACATACTGTTTCGCCAGTTAAATCAATACCCTCCCCAGATAAACCTACTACATTTGCTTTTTCAGTAATATAGTCAGCACATTCTTGTGCGTTTGTAAATGCATTTCCATCTCCATTAACAAAAGTAGTAAACGGTATTTTATAAAATTCATATTCTTTTTCTCCTGACTGAGCTGTCAAAATATCATTTATTACATTTATTAATGTATTGTCAGAGCTATCAACTTCTGCTGATAAACAAGCATTCCAATAGGTCGGGTTAGATGAACCTTCAAAATTAACGCAGTTTCCTGCTTCGTTTCTTTTTATTTTTATTGTACTCATAATTTTATCTTATTATAGTTACTAACATTCCTACAGGCTGAATAATAACAGGGTTATCTGATTTAATTGCTGGCAAAGTCAATGCATTAACATCTTCACTCGAAGTTATCCAAGCAGATATTTCTATTCTGTTTAAGTACGATTTCCCAACTGTACCTGCACCATAAAAAGATGGGGAAGTAGTTAGTGGAAAAGTATAAGTGATATTGTCGCTTTCGTCTCTATTCGCATACCAAAGAGCAGGCTCTACGGTTGTGTTTGCAATCTGAGGAATAATATTATATTCAAATCTCACTCTTACTTGGTCACCATATTGCAGATCGTTTAACTTAATTCTTCCTACACTTCCTTCAAACCCTGTTCCTGAAGACCCAGGATTTTCTGTATCGTAGTCGTAAGTATAATCAAATAATGTGGTTATGTCGTCAGGGAGATTTTCTCCTTCAAACAATCCTATTCCAGTTGTCCCTGTTGGGGTTGGAGTAGTCCAATATGGGTTATCTAAAGCTAAATGAGCTGCGTTACTAAGAGAGAATACTTTCCAAATTTCGTTAGCAACATCATCAGCAGTATAAGAAACTCCATTTTCAAATGCAGGATTTTCATCTGTACTCCATTGATAACCGTTTACTGACGGTCTAGCTGCAAATGCAGAAGAATGAGAGTAGCCTGAAACAGATTTAACGAACATGTTAGACCCGTTTTCTGAGACGACTACATTGCCGTAATCCCCGTCAGTTAAAGAACCACTTCCTCCACCTGAAGCGTTAATCCTTCCCGCAGCAATCTCGTCATTAATATAATTTACTAATGATTTGTCTACATCATCGGCTCCTAGTACCCCCACATTAGTTGGGTAATTACCAGAACCATTCATCATAGCCTTTCTTTTCTTTTCTAGATCTATCATTGAATCTAGAATAAATTTGTTTGCCATTTTGTTTAATTTAATTTAATGTATAATTATGCATTAAGCTTAGCTTCTTGAGCAGCTTTCTCAATTTCTCTAGCAGCTATGCTAGTATTTAATTTTTCTATCTTTGCATCACAGTCAGCAATACATGCTGTACGCTCTGGACAATCTGGTAAGTCTCTCATCATTAAAGCACAGTCAGCTTCTATACGTGCGATAGCTGCTTGTTCTGAAGCAATTAATGCTTCTTCTCTTCTGACGTTATTTGCAAAATCTGTCTCATCTTCGATATAAATCTTTTCGACTTTTTTATCTTCTGTTAATTGGTATTTATAGTATCCCATTGTTTTTAAATTTTAAGTTTATATTATTAAGCTGCAACTCCTACTAGCATCCATTGTCCTGTTGAGTTGTATCGTAAAGTTCCTCCTCCGCCAGCTTTTATTGTTACGTCTGTAGAGTTTGGAAGTGTAAATCTATTTGCTGCCAATGAAGAGGCATCTTGATGTTTAAATGTTAAGTCTGCTGTGAATACATTGAAAGTTACAATAGTTCCTGTAACTGCATCTGTAGCATCTAGTCCAGTTATATCTTGATTACCGCCTAAGATAACATCAAAGTGTGCAGAAGTTTTAAAGTTAGTTGGCGATGCATTATCTGCTTGTGCAGTAATAGCAATGCCTCCTTGACTTGTCTTTCTTACTTGTCCTACCTGTTCAGTATAGAATACTGCAGCATTTAATTCTGCTGTCGTAGTTCCATCAGTAGAACTTATTTCTACATTACCAGAAGCTAGTGCTTCTACCTTTCCAGTAATTGTACCGTCAGTAGTTTGCATAACAGATGTATTACCTGCTTTAGCTACGAACTCTGCTTTAGTAGTTGGCGTGGCATCTAAGGCGTTACTCATCGTTACACCTAAGGCTGCTGTTGCTCCAGCTAAATAAGTTGAAGTAGCGTCTCCTGCTGCGGTAGTTGTAGTCATATATAACTGACCAGTTCCTAACAAGTTAAAGTTATTCTCAGCTCCTGAGATAGTAGTTAACTTAGTTAACGAACCTCCTAATTCTACTGTAGTGCCGTTAAGAGATAATCCATTGGCTGCTGCTGTTACTGTAGCGGCTGTTGGAGTTACTTCTATTATCGTTCCATCAGTGGCAAAGCCAGCTAGATAACCTGAGTCAGTCTTACCTGGAGTTGTTACTATGAATGGTGTATTACCAGCGTCATCAGCATTAAGAGCTGGTGTTACTGTAATAGTAGTAGTATCAACAACTGTAACTGTTAAGTCATCTGTGTTATTTGCACCATCTTCAAATCTAAGAATATCTCCATTACTTAATCCGTGTACTGCTGCAAATACAATTGTACTTGTTGCAAGTGTTTCAGATGTAGTAGCTACTCCTAATGTTGTTAAAGTTCTAGTAGTTAAGTCTCCTATCTCTTTAGTACCTTGACCATAGTCATCAAAATGAATAGACTTAATAGATACATCACCTCCAAGGATTCCTCCTATGTTAAGTTCATTATCTGTAGTTACTCTTTCAGTCTCTTGAGAAGAACCAACTATGATATTATTAGAACCTGTAGTATTTAAAGTTAAACTATTATACCCTAGTGTTGTATTGCTATCACCTATGAGGTTAGCAGTTGCACTTTGATACCCTATTGCAGTATTACCTAAACCAGTTGTATTAACCAGTAATGAATTATAACCTATTGCTACATTATTACTTGCTGTTAAACCATCTCTACCTGCATCTCTCCCCATATATGTATTCTGTGCACCAGTAGTATTTAAAGACCCTGCTGATCTACCTACTGCTACGTTATGTGTACCAGTAGTTGTGTTGGTTAAAGTACCATATCCTAATGCAGTATTATCTGATGCAGTAGTACTTGATACTAAAGAAGAAGTACCTAAAGCTACATTCCTATCTCCTGTAGTATTAGCTATTAAAGACTGCGCTCCTATTGCTGTATTGTTACTACCTCCATTTGTATTAAGCATGGCAGTATAACCAATTGCTGTGTTAGCTGAATCTGCTGTAGAAGCGTTTAAAGATAAATATCCTACTGCTGTATTCTGCGCACCTGTCATAGATTCAGTACCTCCTGATATAAGAACATTGTTTAATGCGTCTCTTACACTTGCAGTACCAGTAACAGTTAATTCTCTAGTACCTACAAATGTATCTGCACCGAATGCAGTCTGTCCAGTTCTGAATGCTGAAGTTGTAGTATCTCCTGTTGGAGTAGTAGTACCTGTATTATAGAAAGCTGAAGTGTCTGTACCTGCTGCTGCCTCAATAAGAGTACCGTCAGTTGCAAGCTTTAAGAAGTAGCCAGAGTCTGTCTTAGACAGATCTCCTGCCTCTCTATTACCTGCACCATATTGCTTAAAGACTAGAGTACCAGAAGTATCCATCTCTAAAGCATCGTTACCTGCTGAACTAGTAAAGGTAAGAGTGTTACCTGTTGCGTTAGTCATTACATAAGATGCTGTACCTGCTCCTGCTTCCCCTAGAGTTAATCTAGGACTAGTTAGAGTAGATAAAGTTATCTTAGTATTACCACTAGCGTCAAGCATTGAATGATTAACTTCTCCTGCAGCAGTAGTGGCTATCTCTACTTGCCTACCTTGTGCGGTATTAATGAAGAGTAAGTCTCTATCTCCTGCAGTTAAATCTCTTAAACTAAGTAAAGCTGATGGCGAAGGATTACCTACACCCAACCTTCCGTTAGTGTCATCCCATCTAAAATTAGTATTCTGGGACAATTTCTTAGCCGAATCCCCAAAAGGGACTAGCGTATCTGTGTAATTAAATATTGCCATTATGCTAAATATATGTTTGTACCGTCAGTAATCATAATAACTCCATCGTATTGAGCAGGAAGAGTATAAGATGCTTGACCATCTATCGTTCCACTCGTAGGAGTAATTGTTACTGCGTTAGTTGTATTTATTGCTTTGACTATGTATCTCTGCCCTACCGTCATATTAGCAGGGTTAGGTTGTAAGTCAACAGCGTTAGATGTAGCATCAAGTAAAGTATTGTCTTTTGTTAAAGACGCTGTAGCTGCTGTGATTGTTTCTAATGTAAGTGGTACAGATGATAAAGTAGTTTCTAAGATTGTACCGTCTGTGGCAAATTCAGCTATGTAACCTGAAGATGTTTTTGAAAGTGTACCTGCATCTTTATTACCTGAGCCGTATATTGCTGAAGCTATATACTGGTCTGTTAAACCAACTCCTCCTCCTGTTTCTATTTTAAATAGTTCATTAACTCCTTCAGCTTGAAAGCCTCCTCCATGATTAAAAGTAAATGATGCTCCAGTAGGGAAATATGTATTAAAGTTGCCTCCATTAATGCCAAAGCCATAATGAACGCCTACACCTCCATCAAATACCCTTAACTTTTCTCCTACTACCGCATGTAAATTTACAATAGCACCGTCATAAGTAAAGTTAGCACTACTTGAAGGTGCTGTTGTAAGACCAGTACCATAAATAATTTGTGTGTCAGGTTGGTAATCTGTTGCTTTAGCTACTTCAATAATAGTACCGTCTGTAGCAAAGCCAGCTAAGTATCCACTATCTGTCTTAGTTAAGTCTGCGGCTTCCTTAGTACCAAGACCGTATGCAGTTCCTTGTAAAGTTCCTGCGCCATCTAACACTAATCTATCTACTATACTACCTGCTCCATTTGCTGTCCAAAAATGTAAAGCTGAATCTTTAGTGGCTGATACATTATCTACAATCTCATAAGTCATTCGTGCGAATTCTTCTGTAGCTCCTGTTGAAGTACCTGCTCTAAGTGAAATAGGAAATTGAGTAGTGTTTACTGCTGCTGTATTAGCTCCTGAACCATATCCAGTCAAAGCCATTATATTATTTCTTTCATGATACCCTCCAAGAGAGTTCTCATTAAACACATTTAAGGCAAGTTTTCCTGTAATAGCGTGAGTTTTTCTAATTTGAGCTCCATCTGAATTTCCGCTACTTTGTACAATAAGTGTTGCTCCATTTCCAGTTGATATAAATTGTCCTGCTGGACCAGAGCTAGAAGAATTTCCTTCTATAGCAGAGTTAGTTCCTGTTGTATTTGCGAAAATAGTTTTAAAATTACCCTCTCCTATAACGGAAAATACATTATTTCCTAAACTACCACCATTTATCCCTACATGACCTGTAGAACCATTTACTACTAAGGCATCTATATTTGCGTCTGTATCTACCCTTAAATCAAATGTATCTGTGTACAAGTATCTATTAGCTGTGAAATCACTTGCTCCTGTTCCTGATGCAGCATGACCTAATTGGATATTACCAGTAGTAGTATCTTTACTTAATCCTTCATTAGCTAAACTAGCTCCTCCTAATTCTTCTAAGATTGTACCGTCTGTCGCAAAGACAGCACCATAGCCAGAAGATGTCTTGGTGAGGTCTGCTGCTTCTTTTGTACCAAGACCATACGCAGTAAGTTTTACATTTTGAGAAGTTGTTTCTATAGCGGTTGAACTTGGGGTACCAATAGTTAATCCTCCCGTAGTTATACCGATAGCTCCTACGTCACCTCCATCTCTTCTGAAAGAAATAACATTTCCATCAGAAGTATTTCTAGTGAGAATTAAAGTGTCATTATCATCTCGCACAATAGAAGTTCTTCCATCTGGTCTAGTCCAAAATCCTTCCGCAGTATCTGACTCTCCTCCTGCCCCTACTATAAAGCTACCATTATCTTTCACATCTAAAATAGTATCATTATCAGAGTTATGAATTAACATAGCCCTAGATGTTCCTGAATTACCGTCCCCTACAATATGCGTTTTTGCGATTGGTGCACCTGTTCCAATTCCTACATCTCCATCTTTATTGATAATCATTCTTTGAGTACCCGTATTAGTTGTATTTGTTGCTGCAGTAAAGAAAGTAATTGCAGTTGCCGCATTACCTATAGATGACCCACCTCCAATGTAAACATAAGACGAAGAACCTGTACATGTACCCATAATCCCTAAAATCGGTTTTTCACTATTTGTATAGTGAGCTACACCCCAACGAGAAGACTTATTTGTAGCATCAGTGCTATTGTTTTGACCAATAATAAAGTTGCTATCGTACTTAAGGTAACTGCCTTCAACAAATAATAAAGAGTCAACTAACCCTACTCCATCAGAATCAAACATTCCTAAGTAATTAGCTGTTCCTGTAATATCAGCAGAAGATATTGCATCTATCCAATCAGTGCCTATTGCAGTAGATGACAATATTTGTCCACTCGTCCCTGCTTGATTATTACTGTCATATATTGCTCCTGTAATACGTGCGTTTCCGTTAACGTCTAATTTATATGCGGGGCTCGTTGTGCCTATCCCTACATGCCCACTATCGCCAAGAATCCGCATTCCTTCAAATGGAGTACCTTGATAATCTACAATAAATGCTAAATCAGCATCATCAGTATTTCCACCGACAACTGATCTAATTGCTGCATTCGTATCCTTATCAGTATTTTTAAATACCATCCCAATATATTCACCAGTGCCATTTGGATTAGATTCAATTGTTAAGACATCTTCCGAAGTAAATATCGTCGAACCTACTACATGCAATGATGAACTAGGTGTTGCAGTTCCAATGCCTACATTTCCACCCAATCCATTCAACGATATATTTTTATCGTACCCAACGCCTGATTCCCACGCTTCAATATTAAATACTCCACCTGACCAAAACATAGATGTTCTAACATTTTCACTACTACCTAAAGCAGTTGAGTTTTCTGTTATCGTCAAATTTGCCGCACCTACACTATTATTTCCCGAACCGTAAATTGTAGCCGTATTCACACCGCTTGAATGAATAAAACCTAAAACATAACTAGAGTCTGCTGTTAAAGCGACTCCATTTGAACCAAATGAATACAGCCCTGAACCTCTATTGTTCTCAAAACTATAAGAAGGATTTTGATAATCCCCTAAATCTGTTAATAGCTGCCCACCATTAAAAATTATATCGTTTCCTCCCATTGTCACCGTCCTGTCGCCTGTCAATGTTCCGTCTGCCGTATAAATATTATCTTTTGCAAATGAATTTTCTAAGCTGACCCATTGAGAGCCAGTTGATTGCAGGGTTACAATTTCGTTTAAAGTAGACATAGTGATAGACCCTGCAACGCCATCAATTGTCTCTACTCCTGAAGGAGTTATGGTGATAGAGTTAGTAACGTCTACCGCCTTTATCCTAAATATGATTTCTGCTTGAGCAGAAGCCGCAGGGAGATTAAGAACAACAGCACCACCGCTAGCATCTGCTAAAACGGTGGAATATATGCTGCTTAAATTAATAGTCCCTGTTACTGTTTGGATGTCTTTAAAGGACATACCTGACTTGTAACTCATATTGAATTAATTTAAATTGTTTATATTATAAGATTCTCCACTGATTTGTTTCAGAGTAGATTAGAGTGATACTCTCTTGTGCAATACTGAAAGTATGAGTATCTTGCCCATCAATTTTATGAGCTGCTGGAGTTGTTAATGCTACTGCATTTGTAACATCAATTGCTTTAACATAAATTACGTCTCCTACTGTTGGTGTTGCTGGTGTAGTAACTGTTACTACTGCTGCATTACCGTCAGCGATGATTACGTGATCCCCTTCTAACATAGTGTAAGAAGCTGTCTTAGTTGATACTGGAACATTCTGAGTTCCTTGGTGTACCAAAGTACCTGTACTTGAAGGTCCAACTGTTACATTTCCTGTAGTAGTTGTGATTCCAATAGTACCTGTAGTCTCTGTTAAGTTAACAGATCCTCCTACTGAAGAGATAGTCTGAGTAGCTGCACCTGATGCAACTGCTGAGAAGTTACCTGTAGTAGTAGAGATTGCAACATTACCTGTAGTTTCAGTCAAATTAATTGACCCTGCTACACTAGAGATAGTGTGTACTCCTGCTCCTAACGCTACTGCATTAAATCCACCAGTAGTAGAGTTCCAGTTCAAGTCGAAAGTAGTTGCTGTGAAATTAGTATCTTTAGTGATAGTACCTCCTAACTCAACAACTGGCTGTAAAGCTACATCAGTCACTGTGAAACCATTATCGAAGTCGATAGTATCAGTTCCAGTAGTTACTGTAGAAGTAGTAGATCCATCTGTAATATCAAATGTACCTGCTGCCGGTGTAATCCAAGAAAGAACGCCTGATCCATCAGAGCTTAATACTTGGTCTGCTGTTGGAGCAGCTACTGGTAATGTATAATCAATATCTACAGTCTGTGCTCCTGCAGAGAATGTAGTAAAGTGAGATGAATCTGTATCTTGGAATTTAAGAGCTGTGTCTTGTCCAATAACAACACCTGCTGTATCAGAGTCTAAAGTAATTGCACCTGATCCAGTGGAAGTTAAATTAATTCCTCCTGTAGTAGTAGTTAATCCTAAAGCAAAAGTAGAGCCTGCAATAGTAGTAGCTTCAGTTAAAGCTCCTCCTAACTTAACTCCAACTGTATTAGCAGTTTCAGAGTCAGTACTCATACCATTAGTCCCTAAGATAGACAAAGTCTCTCCTGAGATAATCTGTTGAGTAGTTGCTGTATCACCTGTAACTGGAAGAGTCTGTAAACTTGCGCCGTCAAAGATTTGGTTATAATCTGCAATTGTACCTGCAACTCCTCCATTGTGAATCCATGTTTCAGATCCACCAGTAGCTGCTGTTAAGATAACAACATCTCCTTCTTCGTGAGTAGGTGTAGTCGCTACATAAGCAGTAATAGAAACTGCTGTTCCATTAACCGTTACATCAGTAACAAGTAAGTTAGAAACAGATAATTCTCTGTTAGCTGTATCGAAAGATAAGAAAGAAGATGAACCTGCAGCAATCTTAATAGGAGAGTCCCATGAGTAAGAGTCTGTATTATCATCCCACACTAGAACTTGCTGAGTTGTTCCACCTGTAGTTGGAGTTACACCCCATCCAAGGTTCACACCATCAGCAGTGTTAGTATCCCATGTGAAAGCAGTATCTGTAGCTGCAGTTCTACCAAAGGTAAGAGTATCACCTGAAGTTAGGGTTGAAGTACCGTTTGCTGGAGAACTAGCTAAGGTAAAAGAAGCACTTGATAGCGCAGCGTTAACCCAAACAGTTCCGTTGTATTGCAATACTTCATTAGCTGCTGGCGCAGTTAAAGTAGTGTCATTTAAGGCTGACAACGAACCTGGAAGTAAATGTGACATTAAAATTAGTTTAAATAAATTATATAATTACCCATTCTGTGCTGTCATATACAACAGTAATGGATTGAGTTTCTATTGGTAAGGTATAATTAGCAGCAGTATCAATGGTGTTTCCATTGCCAGAGATAATAGTCCCTGTGACTTGTTGTTGCTTAATTACATGTGTTTCTCCTATTGAAGGAGAAGCTGGTAGAGAAATTGTACGTCCTCCATTAGTATGTACTACTATTACGTCCTCTGCTACAATTGTGTAATCCGCATCTTTTCGTGATACAGTCTTAGACGTAACTGAAGGAGTAACCCATAAAGGTCTAGTACCTGATCCTTGAGATGTTAATACATCTCCTGCGCTACCCGGAGTAGCGTTAATAAAGAAAGGTACATCTCCTTGAAAGTATGTTCCCGTATCTTGGATAATGAACTGGTTAGAAGTTCCCGAGCCAGTAGCAAATATCTGAGTAAATAGAGGTAAGGCCAATATGCCTGATGTGTCTGTACCATTAGTAGTTCTGTAATCGAATGAACCTACTTGCTCTGTGGCAGTGGTTATATTACCTGCCTCATCATCAAACGTTCTTGTTTGGATACCTGTAGTAAAGTTTTCACTTTGGTTAAAAGTATTCCAGGTGTGAGTCCTATCTGCATCCGCAGTTAAACTAGTGATTGCGTAATTACTGGCAGCTCCACCGCCACCAAAGGTAGAGGAGTCTATCTCAATAATAGTTCCGTCAGTAGCAAATCCAGCAATATACCCTGAATCTGTTAATGTATGTGCAGCGGCTGTTTGGGTATTACCCCCATACGTATCAAATCTAACTCTCCCATCATTTAGTATTCTGGTTATTTGAGAGTTTAAATCATTAGCAATACTAAGTACCGCACCATCGTTTGAGGCGGAAGTACTCTTAACATGCAGGGTTCCATATGTCTCACCGGACGTTGCATTGATACCAACTCTTCCACTACTCGCATCTAAAAATAAAGTAGCTTCTTCTGAGCCAGTATCCCCTCGTCTAAATGTTAAATCATAAGAACCAGTTAAATCAACAGTTCTTTCTTCTTCTAGTATACCGTCTGAGGTATAGATATTAGTCTCTAAACCAGGTAAGTTATTCGTTATGAAAGTAGAAAGATTGTTATCTAGGTAACTAGTAAATAAATCCCATAATCGTAAAGAGTTATTGGGCCGCTCTACCGTACGCGTATATTGGTTATTAGGTTTAATCCTATTTATATTTAAGGGTAACCAAACCTTTTGTATATCTGCATTAGTGAATAAAGCCATTTTATTTATTGATTATTTTAGTAATAAAAAAAGGGGAGCAAGGATAAACCCTACCCCCCTCTTGAAGAGAAAAATAAACCAAGAAATTAGCTTGTAATTCCAGTTCCTGCAGACGTTAACCACGCTCCGAAAGCAGCATCAAATGCAGCTACAGTTGTAGTATCCGTAGTAGGAATAAGGATGATTTCTTTCATTGGATTATAAGTCGCATTGAACGTATCCATCTGATACATTGTCTTGTGGTGAACAGTATACTTGTTATAAGTAGCTGTAGTATCCACTGGCGATGGAAAGTTAATCACTGGATCTTCTTGGTGAGAAAGAGTATAAAGGTTTTGACCTTCAGTAGCTTTCCACTCTAAATCCAATTGACGACCCAATCCTTGACCTTCTCCAGGTCGTGATGTCTTTTCTGAATAAACAGTAGTAGCATCGAATCCTGATCGTAACCCGATGTTAACATCGATCTTAACAGGAGCCACTTTGTCTACGCTTACAGTTTTTCTGTCTAGAGCAACGAATGCCATAACATCAGCTTCTCCTCCTGTAACAGTACCACCAGTAGTAGTATCTGCAGTTAAGATAGATGAACCTGCTGGTAAAGCAGCTTGTAATGTTGCTACCAATGCAGCATCAGGTGTGATTCCTCTAACACCGTTAGCAGTGTTTTGGATAGGCAAGAATGTACCAGCAGCTAAAGCAGCTACTGCAGTACCTCCAGTTCCAGATAAATTCAAAGCTAATGCTACCACAGGGTCATTCCCTTGGAATCGTGGTCGAGAAGAACGAATAGCATAAGAATTGCTATTAGTTTGCTCAACTAAGCTTTGAATAATCCAATCTACTGGTTTTGCAGTTCCCAATGTTGTGAAGTCAGGAGTTACTGTAGAAACGATTGTGTGTTGAGTATTTCGTCTATTATACATTTCATCAATGATTCTGCCTCGGTAAGAGATACCGATAGAATATGATGTCTCGTCTGTTGCAGTGATTCCACCAGTAGCTAAAGCATTAGTGTCTCCAACAACCCATACTGTGTTAGTAGGAGCTTCGTAAGCTTGCTTAGTTACCGTGATATCAGTTGTTCCTGCGATAGGTGCAGAAGCAGCGAATGGACGTGGGTATAAAGGGTATTTGTATTGTGAATTACTAGGGTCCGCTGAATCAGCTGTTCCCTGGATAATACGAATAGATGCTGCATTTGTGATGTCATAAGTACCAGGTACTACATCATTTGCAACAGTAGAATTAAAATCAGCAGAGAAAATCCCTAGCTGACCATCAGCAATGTTAACTACTCCTGTAGAAGAATTCATCAATGTTACACCACCTGCAACCAATGCTTGGTCACCTGATGCTACCATGAAAGACTTCATAGGACGTTTGTTGTTAACTCTTTGATAAGCCATAATTAAATGTTTTTATTAGTATAAATATTATTCAGTCTCCATTAATTTTTGAGACTTAATTTGCATAAATTCAGGAGATTCAATTGTGCCTGATGCCACCTTAACTGCGATATCAATTATCTCAGCATGTGTATGTGGTGGGAGTTCACAGCCTACCTCCGTAGTTGTTGAACCATCAATATAAGTATATCCTGGATAGGACATAGTTACAGGTGATCTCAAGTAAGAGATCGTGATGGAATTAATTGTATTAGTTCCCGAGTAAAGATAAAGAGATGATCCAGAGCCAGTAGGGGAAGTTCCATAGTTACATGGTATTTCACTTACATCAGGCGATCTAAATGGATCTTTAAGAACTTCAGAAATATCGTCTGTTTGTGTTACCTTTAAGATTGCTGTACCGTTACAACCATCTAAATCAGTAACAGACGCTGTTCCTCTAGTCATGAATAGGTAGTTAGGAACATTGGCATCATTAATAATGAATTCATATATTCCTCCTGTAAGATCCACTACAGAAGTGTGTGTAACGTTCTGCACATGTATCGTTCTAAGATCATCAATTCTTTTCTGAGTAGATTCTAGAGCAGTTCTCTTGTAGTTATTACCAGAGTATCTCTGCTTTACGAATAGTTCTTGAGCATGGTTCAGTATCCAATCTTTCTCTGCTACGTTAAAGTTAGGCTTCTGTGAAGAAGATACTTTATCTAACAGAAGATCGAACTGATAATGCATTTCCTGTATCGTCATCGTTTCGTTTTAATTAAGTGGTCTTAAACTTAATAGCCTCTCTAAGTTCCTCAATAAGAGATTCTTTCTTAGGTGAAAGTAAGAAGTCAATAGTTTCTTGATAAGTATCTCCTAACACTAAACTTCCCTTAGACCTTGGCCAAGTATAAGATCCTTGTTTTTCATATATCACTCTAGAATCAAGAGCTGACTTTAATAAGTATCTAGCTTCTAACTCTAATCTTCCTGCAGCCTCTTTATTAAGAACGAACAACTCATTGAATTTATCAATGTTTGAACCAGCAGTGAATGAAGACTTTTCGATATAGTCATATAGTAAGTTCTCTACTTGTTCAGTAGATAACTGTGATGTAGCTCTCGCTAAATCTAATACCTTAACGAACTTATCTTTCATAGTAGAAGTCAATTTAGAATCACTTAAGGAAGCAAATGCTTTAACCTTAACTGCGTTCTTCTTGTGCTTAATACTTTCAGATTCATTCTCTAATGATATATAGTGAGTAGCTTTAGGCCACTTATGTGCCTTCCACTCTTTTTCTGAGTTAGCCACCTTTCGGTGTTCTAACATCACATAGTAACCTAACTCATCGTCCATATTAGATAAATCAAACAAGTTTGACCCATCTCTGAGTGACCATGCTTTCTTTTGATAATATGTCATAGAATCTTCCTTAGGGATGTCTCCCCTAACAAATCTTCTATCAGTTAAGTAACCATCAGGTAAATTCCATTTTCTTTCCATCTTATGTTGTAAAAGTAATGGTCTTCCTGTTTTCTCGTCTACTTTTTGTTTGCCTTTCTCTGTCCAAGGTTTATTTAATCCTGTAAGTAACTTACCGGTCTTTCTTGATAGAGGTGCTTGTATACGATCTGGTGATTTTCCAATTTTGTTTTTTCCTAGTTTCTTTCCCGATGTTGGGTGGACAAGGTTGTGAACTCCCGTCGCTGACGTAGTTCTAGTGATACTCTTAATAAGTATCTTTTTTGAATCTTTCGATTGAATATCCATCTTTTATTTTTTACTTGTTGTTTATAGTTCAAGACCTCCCATTATTTAAGGGGAGTATTGTGTTTATGGACTCTTTCAGCCCACTCTAAAAATTGTTGTTTGTATTGCGCTCTCTTAGCGTAATTACAAATCTCACAGCAAGGGACGCAATTACCAAGTAGATATCCTAGAGAATTATCTACACGATCTATCCCATTACAAATATAAGGGAGATGTATACTAGGTAACCCTTTAGCGTACTCTTTTTGGGCAGGAATACCACAATAGTAACAATCAGATTTAGTCAGCCTTTCAATCTCTTCTCTAGTCAACTCAAATTGTAAAGACTTCCTTTTAGCGGAACATCTATACTGTGTCACTAGCCGATTAAACGCTGATCGATCTGTTTGTTTGTACTGTTTCTTCCCATCCTTACCTGTGTATTTGCTATTCTTTCCTTTGCCTTTATTGGCCTTGCCATTAAGAGATTTAGCTTCAAGAGAAAGACATCCGCAGGACTTAGTATGACCTGACTTGACGTCTTTCCCTCGCGCTATAAGTTGAGTCCCACATTTGCAAGTAAATAGATAACAAGGCCTGAATTTTTTACCCTCAGGTACCTTACCAACTACTGCTTCGCAATGTAATCTATTATAAGTATTTCCAATCATACTCGAGAAATCTTTTCGATTTTCTTCTGGGATAAACCCAGTAGGTGCTTTAATATTTTTCATATATACAATATGCAATATTTGGGCACCGTTGTCAAGTATTCTTAGAGCTCTTGTTATAATAAGTTAGGGAGTAGCTTTTGTTTTATATGCTATAGACTACAGTTGATCATCAAAAATCAATGCTCCTCCACGAGTAGAGTCAAGCATAACGATTCCATTAGTACCTTCAGTAAATAAGTCATATCCAGCTTTTAAGCTACCAGCTTGGCCACCTTTAACAGGTCCCATTGGTGTGTGAGTACCAGCTACATAACCTCTTCGGTATGTATCTTTAACTCTTAGCATCTGAACATTTTGCTTACCTTCCATAGCAGAGTTGCCACCGAAGTCTAAGAAAGTAAATCGTGAAGATCTAATAGGAGCCTCCGTAAAGATAGGGTGAGTCCGCTTAGAAATTGTACGATCATCATATAATGGATTCTTAACTAATGTTACTTCGATTCCTTCAGGTCCTTGGTAGTGAGTAAACTGTGCTCCGTAAGAGAGTAATCGTTTAGCTTTACCTGGCTGACGCTCGATGTAATTAGTATCTACTGTTAAGAAAGAAGATGCTTCTGCAGCTAACATGTCATGGAACATTAATGATCCAATCGTACCAGTTACAGCAACCATGTGACGATCTTCTTCGTTTACTTTACCAAACAATACAGACAATAAGAAGTCTTTCATTCTTGTAGTTGTCAATGTAGAGTTGTAGTATTCAACGTGTCCGTCTAATAATTGCTCTTCAATTCCTGGACCAGTTTTCTTCCAGTATTTGTTAGGTCCTTGCTTGTTAGATCGTTTTCCGATCCAAGCTTGTTTCTCCATTCCCATTAACAAAGAGTGCTCCATCTTAGCCTCAGCCATTGGAAGGAATTTGTCAACAGTTTTGTCTTGACCTGTTACAGGGTCAGTATATCTCATTTCGATTACTGCTCGTCCTTGGTGTCTCCAAGCTTTGTCAGTTACAGTGAACTTCTCAGCAAATGCGCCGATCTGTGACTCTAACATGAAAGTTGAAGAGTGTTGTTGAGTACCGAATCTATCGTTGTACTCTGATGCAACTGTAGTCCATCCTTTGTCGAACTCTCGTCCTACTTCAAGATACTCTACTGGTAAGAATGCATCTGGATCATCAGTCTCTAACTGACAAGTGTAGATAGTACCATTACCATCTTCAATTCCTCCACCAATGATTTGGATTGGGTAATCTTCGTCTTCTGGTAAAAGAACATCTGGTTCTTCATAGAAGTCTAAGTCTAATTTAATTCGGAATTGTCCTCCTCCTAATCCAGGAGTGGTGTTTGTAGGATCTAGTGTTTCTACGATACGTGCAGAGATTACATCATCTCCATACATTCTCCAACGGAACATTTCAGTTTCAATTTCTGTAACTCCTCCAATCGATCCACCTGTCATCCCTGTTAAGAGTTTTCCTGTGAAGAATCGAGTCTTAGAAGAGAAGATTCTAGTCATAGTGTCTTGAAGGATATGTGGCTTACCTGTATCGTAAGCTGCCCCCAAGTATTTAGAGTCTAAGAAATTTCCACCAAACCCGTCGTACTTTTTAATGATAAAATTGCTAGTTGGTGTAGCCATGTTTTTTTAAAAGTTTGTGTGAGTTTAATAAAAATTATTGTGATTTAAGAAAAGCTTCAAAGTCAAATTTTTCTTTTGATGGAGGCGTAGAGCCCTTGGAAGCTACGTTTACTTTGGTATTTAGAGCTTCATGTATAGAAGTTCTAAAATCCTTTGTTTTCTTTGATAGTTTAAGTTTAGATAATCTATCTAAATTTAATCCATCTTTTTCGTTATATTCATATAAGATATCTGCTAGTTGCGCTAAGTGAGTAGGATTACTTTTAAGCTTGTCCATAACTCTGGTGAACTCTGTTTTCTGTCCATCAGATTTAGTTACAGGATTGACATAGAAGTTCTTAACTTTCTTTTGTCTCTCTGCTGTTAAGTAGTCAAGCTCAGATATAGAAGTAGTTACATTATTTCTAAAGTCAGCTTCTTTCTCTAATCTGGCCTGGGCCTTTCTCTGGTTAGCTTCTAATATTTCTTGTTGTTTAGATGCTTGCTCTGATTTCAATAAAGACATTGCTTCAGTAGCATCGTCTAATAATGATCCATCGCTAACAGATCTGTCTATGAGTTTTTGGATTCTCTCGTCTGAGAATCTTGTTGTTGTTTTGTATTGATGTGCTATTACTTGTTTCTGTACTTCTTCTGAAGACATATCTACTGAATCATAATCAATGTAGTTGGCTTGGAACTCCTCCAAATCATCTCCACCATTAACTAGATACTCAAAGTATCTACGTTCAGCATCTGGTAATTTTTGCATCAACCTCTCTTTGGCATTGTCGTCATATGCCTTCTTAGAGTGTTCTAAGGCTTCTTTAAACTTGTCAGCTGTGCCATCAAATTCAAAGTCCTCAGGTGTAACTAGTACACCATTATCTTTAAGTATACCGAAGTTATTGAGAAGTTGTTGTTGAAATTCTTCCTCATTTATCTCTGGCTCTTGAGTTTCCTCGCCAGTCTCAGATTCATGAGATTCATTTTCTTCTTGTTCTTGGCCTTGGCCCTCATCAGTATTGTTTTCTAATTCCTGTTCTCCACCCTCAGCTGGAGCATTGTCATTGAATCCATCTTCGCTATATACGCTATCATCTTGAAATGATAAGATATCTTCCAAAGACGGTTCTTGTGGTGTATTTTCGTTATCCATATTATTATACGATTAATATTTTATTTATGCAAGTCAGATAGGGAGTACCCCTACGCATGTTATATTTATAGCTAGAGTGCAAAGTCCCAATAGAATCCCTTCAGTTCTCTATTCTTTGCATAGCAGGCTTCTACAACCTCTCTAGTGTCCAGTTTAAACGTAGACGTAAGCAGCACCATATTGGGCCACTTACGAATGAATAAACCTGATTTATTTCTCTGTACTATTTGTACTTTAGGGTACTTGATCATTTACTAGCTGCTTTTTGTTTACTAGCTTTGATCTCTTTCTCCTTTAACTCCTTGTTCTGAGCTAACTCTTTCTTCTTAAGGTCCAACTCTTTAGTCTTAATATCATAATCTAATCGAGCCTTCTCTAATTGTAATTGATCCGGCACTCCATCATTATTAAGATCTTGATCCTTTTGGAACTTAAATGAGTCTATCTCAGCTAATTGAATCTTATTATTTAACTCCATCTGTTTAAGCTGTACCTCGTGTGCTTGTTGATCCTCAGCAGCAGCCTTAGCAGCCTCAATATTCTCTTGATTGATTTGCTGTTGTACTTGCTGTTGTTGTTGCAACTGCGCATCTCTATTACGCTCAGATTGGATAATATCTCTTTCTAATTCTTGTACTGATGAACCTTTGAATATCTTAATCATATCAGATAAGGAAGCCTTATCAGAGTTTAATAAGAACCCAGATAGTGATTCTAATGAAGAGAACACCTTGTTTTCCTTAGCCGAGTTAGCAACAAAGATACCTACTTCCATGTCAGTTAAGTCATCAGGAGTGATATTTAAGGTGGCTATGGATTGATCATCTAGTATGTATTGTTTCAAGGTATTCTTACCTTTCATTACTTGCTTAGATTGATTAATCAATGAGTTAAGCATATTCTCCCACACTCTAAAGTGAGTCTGGAAATATATCTCAGTGATATTAGAAGAGGATATAATAGAAGATTGAGTATTAGATACTGCTTCATGAGCCCCAGTCTGTCCCTCTCTCTGTCTAGTGATACCAGCTACATCAGATATCTGAGCATCTAACGCATCCATTAATTGAACATAGTTCATTACATGTTGCATATTAGATAATGATACTGAGGAGGTAACTTTACCCCTCTGTGCAGCACCAGGCTGTTCAGCATTCTGTAATGGATTATATACATCATACCCTAAGTTCTCTAAGTAATACATAGCTTTCTCTAATCCCATATTCTGTGGAATCATAGAAGCATCAATAGAGAATACTTGTCCTCTATCTCTACCTATTAATTGCTTTAACTTGTGTACAACAATGAAGTATAGGTATTGAAATGGCTTCATTCTATCCATCAATGAGATAGCAGCAGCATTAGTATTAGAGTATAAAGCTCCATGATAACCTAACTTAACCATATACGGATCATCTAAAGATCTATATTGATATGGCTTAGCCCCCATGCAGCAATAGATATCTGTGTCTATTCTCATACCTGTCCATACTTCTGGAATCCATTCCCAGATTAAATCCATGCCATCAAATGTATAGTGCTTAATCTTCTTACCGAATGTGCCAGTCTCCATATATGTCTCAGCATACTCAGGAATCCTGAAATCCTCAGACACAATAGTAGTCTCAATATCCCCAAACTCGTTAGGACCCTCTAGGAAGCCCACCTTGCGTTGCGTCTTGTATTCGGTATGGTAGGTAAGGGTAGATGCTAAAGTGCTCTGAGAACGCCCGTATTGGCCATCTCGAGGACTTTCTGTATCTGTATAGTATTCCTTAAAATCATCAGTATGATTATACTGCATAGTCTTATAGGATCTTCCCTTATTACTCTTATTAAAGTAGAATCTATCTTCTAAGGTTTTTAAATCCTTATCAGTTAAATAAGTCCCTACTCTATCAAACAAGTCCGACGGTAGCATCCTAGTTCTGTAACCAGCATACTGACCGTCTTCAATAAATTTAGTATCAGGAGACTTATCATAGATAGCTCCTAATGGATTTAATACTTGAACAGTAGGTTTATCATTGATAATACCTGTCCATCCAAATTGCATACCAGAGAGAAGGGCGTGCTTGAAGGAATCATTCATTTTGTCTCGTATAGATTGCTCGTGCATTAGATAGTTCAAGATTTTATTCGCTAGAATTTCTCTGGCCTCTAAGTACGTAGTATTCATATACTTTTCAATCTCACCAGGGTCCATTACCTGGTCCATGATTTCTTGGATCTTCGCTTGAAGTTCCTCTTCAGGCAGCCCTTCCTGTCCCTTAAATTGATTCTGTACACGCGTTAACTCAGCGTTGTACTGGGCATCAACATACTCTCTTATCAATTCATCCTTAGTACTAAGCTTAGATTTAATTCCTTCAGAATTAATTAGTAAGGCCTTAGCCGTAAAAGGTCTTTTAGATTCCTCTCCTAGTAATACCTGAATTTTATTGTAAGCTTTGTTGTATGGTTTAATATCGTCTATTCTCTGTCCGATATCAATACCTGCAGGATTAAATTCCTTCTGTAACTCCTCTTGAGTTACTACATTATTATATAACTCGTAGGAAGCCTTCATCCGTTTATAATCTTCAGAAGGTTGTGCACTCAAAGGAGTGTCAGACGAGGAATGAATAATAGAGTCTATGGTGTCCTTAACATGTTGGTAATCATCCTTTACTCGCTCTGAGTAGCTGATTCTCTGTTTAGGATAAGTAGTTAAACTCATATTTATATTGTGTTTAGTCTATTAAAAAGATGTTTATTATCGAGAAGGAATTTAAGAGGATCCTCTCGTTCTGTTTCTGTCATTCGGATATGGTTCTGGTTAGTTATCTCTTCGATACCAAGTACACAGCCAATAAAGGCGGATACCCTATCAAAGTTACCGTCATGCTGATAGGCAATCAATTCTTGTAAGAATGCCCTATCCCATATCCTATCTAAATTTCTATGGATTTTACCATTAGAATCTGTTCCTCTTTCTTCTAGTAGCCAGTCCCTAACATACTGTATAGACTCCTGTTTCATCTTCTTAGATGACATTGGGAATCCATAAATAGTAGGAGCCTTAGTATCCCACACAGCCTTCTTATTGAAGAGTGTCTGAGGTTCCTTGGCCAGTAAATGTAGTTTCTTTTTCTTCTCAAAATACTCCTTCACGTTACCTCGGACATTCTCAAAATAGACTTTGGCATTGCCATACATAAGAGAAAGCTTTAATAGATTCTCGTTGTAAACATGCCTACCATCATGAGGTCTCCCAACGTATTGAGCAACTATCTCATTGTGCCCTATCTTGTTGAAGTATTTATTAGTTTTTAATATGTAGGTAGCAGCTAAAGATCCCCCTTCCGGGTCATCCGTAGCGTATGGATCGTGTCCTATAATATAAGCACCCTCAGGTACTTTTCCGTCAATTAGTTGTGGTAGCTCGTAGATAACAACAGCTCCTTCTCTTTGTCCTTCTGTCCAAGGAAATCGATTAATGTGTTGTAGTTTATCTCTCGTATCTACCTTATAGTTAACCCCGTTAAATGCTGACTTTTGGTCATAGAATAACTCTACTTTCTTCTCTACATATGTGTAGCTATCATTCTCCTCTAACTGGCGTAGCCTATTCTGTAAATCAGCAATAGGAAATATATTACCAGTACGAGTTAAGAAGATCTCAGAAGGTATAACCGGTCTATTCTGTAGCTCCGCATCTAAAGCATCTGATCCTGACTTAGTTCCCCTAAGCTTATCCCTATGCTTGGCCAGGAATTGTTGAGCTCTCTCATTATCTGTCTTACCATATACACCAGGTCCTAATTCTTCCTTAAAGGCGTTTAAACCTAAGTAAGCAGGTACAAAGTATCCTATCTTACCTCTATGTTCCCACGTGTCATTATAAGCCAGTAGATCGTACTTCTCAGGGTCATAGAACATCAGAGAGGCATCTAAAGTACCTCCACCATTCATATCACCCCCAGTACCTAAATACATGCAGGAACCGAACTTATAGTGCCCGTCTCGCATACACTCTACTGAGGCAGCCCTAGATTCCCTAAGGTTATCAAACATTCCTATCTCCTCCATCACCATTACCCCTGGTCTAGTACCATTGGCAGCAAATGGATTATCTTTGAATGTCCTGTGTTTTATATTAGATTGAGATCCCTTATTCTCCCAGTTACCTCCAATCTTTTCTTTGTAGGAAGCAACTACCTGAGAACCAGGCATCCATGAACCAGAATACTGCTGAGCAAAAGGAGAAGGGTATGATACCCCACCAAACTCACAAGCACCTGGTAGCCGCTCTACGGCTATCTTAGTCTTGTCTAAAATGTCTCTAGAGTACTTAGCATCACCTGCCCCAACTAATATCTCAGCTGGCGTGGGATTAGCTCTAGACTCTTCAGTGTAATGTGTTGATCCATTGAATAGCCACTCATGAGCAACTATACCAACGCCAACAGAGTAGGACTTACCAAATCCCCTGGATCCCATCATCATGAAATCCTTAGCCTCATTCTCAAATAAGGGTCTCCCATAATTAGCATCATGGACCTTCCGTAAGTATTCTCTAGCGGGTACAAATTCTTTTGGTGTACCGTCCAATTTAAACGCATGTGGTGCATACGTTCTCTTAAACTCTTCTGGGTAATCTGGGTTATTAATTTCTCTATAGCAAGTATAATTCTCATCCTCAGCAAAGCCAGAGAAACCTCTAGCCTCAGCCCAGTTATAGAAAAATTCCCACTCTAAATCACGTAAAAAAGGGCGCCCAAAGCTTTTCACTTTAGACCCCCTCTTGTTTAATTTAATGGTACCGAAGTTAATATAGAAATATAACTTTCCTGGCATCCATTTTCCAGATACCCAAAACCCTTCTATGCATCTTCTCTTTTGTTCTCTCCAGTACGTAGCATATGCTTGTGTCGCTGGATGGTACTCAGGAGGAGAAGGGATTTTGAATTCTGTAATATTAATCATTCTGTAGTGTTGGTAGTATCGGATTTGTTGTAATTCTAACCGAATGGATTAGCTTCATGTGCCTGTGTAGGCTCTTCTTCGTGAATAGTACATTCAGTCATGATTATCATAGAAGCAGCTGATACTGCATTCTCAATAGCAGAGGTAACTACTAATGTAGGATCAATAATCCCCATCTCTCGCATATCCCCAAACTTATCTGTATTGGCATTGTAACCAAAGTTAATGTTCTCGTTGTGGACTACGTTAGCCATGATAATTCCTGCATCTTTACCCGCGTTATTAATGATCTCTCTGGCAGGGGCTGTTAAAGCCTCTAATAGGATCTTAGCTCCTAAGTTCTCCTCAGCAAAGCCAAATATAGGGGTTACGTTAGCAGAAGCATGTAATAAAGCTGTTCCTCCGCCAGGTAAAGTACCAAAGCGAATAGCAGCCTTTACTGCCTGTAAAGCATCGTCAATTCTGTGTTTCTTCTCTACCATTTCAGCATCAGTAGCAGCCCCTACGTGTAGGATGGCCAAGCCACCAATAAGGTTTGCCATTCTCTCAGAATACTTCTGTGCCATGTAATCAGATTCTAATGTAGGCATAGCAGCCTTAATCTCCTCCAATCTCTGGGCTACCTGATCCTTAGGTCCTTCCGGCCCTAATAAGGTAGTAGTATTTTGATCAATGATAATCTTCTCGGCAGAACCGAAGTGAAATGATTGAATATCTTGTTGTGATATCCCTAGTTCCTTAGTGATTAAGGTAGCTCCGGTAGCGATAGCTAAGTCCTTCATGAACTCAGTTCTAATCTCACCGTAGTAAGGTGCCTTAACACAAACAACAGGAATACCTCTTAGTTTGTTAGTAATAGTAGATTCTAATGCCTGAGCCTCAACCTCAGTGCCGATAATAACTAATGGTCTCTTCTGGGCCATAGCCAGATTCATACAATTAACTGTTACCTTAGGATCTCTTACTTTGTCGTTGATTAAGACAATTAATGGATTATCATACTCTACTGAGTGCTCACCAGTGTTAACAAAATAAGGAGAGATAAATCCCTTCTCTAATTGCATACCTTCTGTGAACGTAGTATACGTATCATTTGTCTTAGATTCTTGTACTAGAATAACTCCATCCTTAGTTACCTTATCCATAGCCTCAGCTATTAGTTTCCCAATCTTAGCATCATTGTTAGCAGAGATAGTAGCAATAGCTTCTATACTCTCCTTAGACTCTGTTACGGGCTCAGATAACTTATTAATTTCTTCTAGTATGTGTGGAAGTATTTTCTCAATACCTCTCTTTAAATCGATTGGATTAGCTCCGGCAGCTATTAATTTCTCCGCTCTTTCTATGATGGCCTGGGCCAATATAGTAGAGGTAGTAGTACCGTCACCAGCAATCTTAGCTGTTTTAGCAGCAGCCTGTTTAATAACTTGAGCACCTAGGTTTTCAATGTAATCTTCTAGTATGATCTCAGAGGCTACTGTTACCCCGTCCTTAGTGACTACAGGGTTCGCGAATGGTTTGTTGATAATCACATTTCTTCCCTTAGGTCCTAATGTAATCTTCACTGCCTTAGCTAGTGTATCAACTCCTTTTTTTAATTTGGTTCTTGCTTCTTGGTTAAATGTTACTTTCTTAAAAGCCATGTTTTTCTCTCTCTTAATTATATATTATAATATTCCTGTTACAGCGAATAATAAAATTGATATGATAGCTGTCAGGGCGCTTGCTAATAATGCTTTCGCAGTCTCAATAAAGTTAAATGTTTTCATAATTAAACTATTTTAAGCGCCCCTTAGGACGCCTGAATCTATTACCAGATTCGGTATCCTAAAAATATACCAGCTGACCAGCCAGTAGTCACTGTTGTCTGTGGGTCTAAGTTCTGTCCGTACTTAATAGCCCCTTTCCTAAACTTCATTACTGATGGTCCAATGCCAGCAATAATCGCAATTCTCCTTGGTTTAGACTCAATATTATATGATTGAATTGATTGTTGACTCCAAGGGAAGTCAGATGTAGCAGTCACAGAGTGTTCCTGATTCCCAGTAAGGAATCTTGTTCTCGTACTATGTGTAAGAGTAGTCTCACTGTACGCATCAATATTAGTTAAGCTTAATGAGTCACTGTTAACGGACCAGTCAAAGCCTACGTTAGTACCGGAGAATAATCCTGAATAGGTAGGGTACACCATTACGTATACTGAATCTACCTGATGTAAGGTATCTACCTCAGTAATAAATAAAGAGTCTGGAAAGTAAATTGAATCAGTAGCAGCTGCAATAGAAGCATCATTCATTGATTGTTTCAATATACTAATCGTCCTTAAGTTCTTTCTGTCTTTCCTAGACAGCTTAGCTATCTTTTCTTCTTGCTCCTTAATGATAGCCTCTTTCTCTGCCTTAGAGACAGCTAAGGCCTCATTGCGTGAAGTTAGAGTACCATTCTCATTAAGTATAGTCTCAGAATTAGCTTCTACTAATTCCATCTTTTTCTGTATGTTCTCAACGTTCTCTACTTCCTTGGCCAGGGTATTCTTAGTGGTATTACACTGGTAAGTCGTGAATAAGAGTACAGCGGTAATAGCCGCAATAATTACGTTCTTGATCATGATTCTTTTGGTTGTGCTGTGAAATTAAACTCGTCACGATGCTCTCGCTTCTGTTCTTTCATAGCTTCATTATATAAATACTGGTCTATCTCTGCACCAGTCAATTCGGGATTAAGACGGCGTAGACGTTTTTTAGTCGTCTTATACGCCCTCTTCATCTCCTTCTGTAATTTCTTGTTTTGTTTCTTCAGCCACTGCTGCTTGTTAAATTCATAACGTTTTAGTTCAGCGAGTTTTTCCCTCTCTGGCCTAGCAGCAACTTGTTTTTCTCTTAGAGTCATTCTTAGTTATATTGTTCCTTCCTCAGATGCTGACTTAACTGCTCCTCCCTTAGTCTGGGATTTAGCTGTCTCATCTTGAACATCTTTCATACAAGTTCTTAATTGCTTCCATAATTTCTCAGTAGAAGCTAATAATTTTTCCTTAAACTCAATAAGGGTAAAATCTGTACTAATGTCATAGTCTATAGCTGATAGGAATGCTGCTCTTTTCTCTAACTCCATTTCCCAATTGTATAGAGTTCTTTGTGCCTTTGTCATTGTAAGATGTTGGAACTTTTCAATTTCTTCTTTGTAATCATCCCAATCTACTACTACTTTCTTTAAGTAATCTTCTTGCACTGTCTTGATTCTATATTCCAAGGAGGTGTTAGAAAACTTTGAGTCTGGGTGGAAAACTAAAGCCATTGCCCACATAATCTTGGAGGAGTTCCTCTTCTTGGCTATGCCAGAAAAAGCTACCTTTAACTGTGGATTAACTTCCCAGAAATCTGCATCTATACTAAAATTATTTAATATATTCATCCTCTCAAATTTTCTAAATATCTTGCTATTCCTTTCAATGCTACTCCTACTATAGTTCTTCTCTCAAATATGCTTAAGGGGTTCTTAACGTTGTTAAAGAATCTTAAAGCAAAGAATCTACTAGAGTCTTCTTGATGTGGATACATATAATCTAAAGCAACCTCATCATAAGAGTTGGATGTAGGAGACTCAGATAAATATTCAAAAGGTCTCACAATACCCTCGTTTTCCTCGACGGCGTTAACTATGGTATCATAATTTTCTTGGTGTTCTCTCTTGAAATATTTATACTTACTCATATTAATTCTAAATGTATGTGGTCTGCATTAATTCTAGGAATATGCTTTATTATGTTATTGTATTTATTCTTTATTTTTTTATAGTGTCTACGAGACCTAATCTCTAAGACAGCTCTAAGGTTATTTTCCTTAAGGTAAGTTTGTCCTTCATCGGAGTTTAGATACTCTGCTAATTCTATGCCAGTACCACACCAAGGTCTAAATCTGTAATCTAGAGCCTCACCGTTATAATGTTTAGAGTGTTTAGCATGACGAGAATCATCTCCTGAAGTAACCATATGATCAAACCTAGCCAGAAAAGCATGGGCCTTAATCAGTGATGGGTGTAATCCTACTAGATTAACTCCTTCCTTAACTATGGTTGGACTAGCTAGTAATAGATTGATTGTGTTTTCTAACTCACATATTTTTAATTGTTCGTGAGTTTCGACGGGTTCAATTATTGTTAACACCTCATTTGACACTCCCGAAGAAATGCTGATGGGTGTAGCGAATATCATTAACGACATCAATATTGCTTTCAATGAATTTTTTAAACTCTTCCGAGTTATTTTCCCAGTCTGTTTGTGAGGACATTTCGTGCCATCTTCCATACGGGTCTTTTTTATTCGGTGCATAAAAGAGAGCTGGGGCATTGCACCCGCACTCAGAACACTTGCCAGCGTCGAGACAGCTTTTGCACAATACAGCTCTTTGTAGAGCTTGCTCTCTAATATGCTCATCCAGGAGTCCTAATTTTGCAAGAACTAGGTTTGTATACCCCTGTCTGATATCCTTAGTATTAATTTCCACTAGCCGCTTCTTGAGCTTCCTTAGCTTTACGTTGTTCTGTAGCTAAGTTAACTAATACCTGTAAGCGAGCTGTCACATTATTCCAACGTCGTGGAGTCCATGACCAACCAAACCATCTTAACTTAGGTCTAGCGTTCTCATCTAATTGGTTAATTAAGTCTCCTAGAAAAGCATCTAGGTTTCTTAAGTTCAATGTTAAGAACTCATTAGCTTCTTTTAGTTGCTTAACCTCATTCTCCAAATCCACCTTAGCAGATGCATTTACAGTCGATGACGTAGGCTTAGTATTTTTAGTAGCTCTTTTGCTAGTAGTTTTCTTTGTTTTGTTGGTAACTTCTTTCTTAGTACTCATTATTTGTGTTATTATTATTTATAAATATTTATAATTAATTACTTATTAACGATTCCGTCAATATACTCTTCTCTTACTTTTAAGTATCCTTCCCACTCTACGGTAGGTGTAGCTCTATTATGTAAGAATGCATTTTTAGGTCTAACTAGTGACGGATTAATCCAGACAACATCTCCTACCTTATATGTAGGATCAGTTAATTGAGGAGAAACATGTGTCACTATTGCCTGTGAAGTAAATTCGAACTCATCTGGCCTAGCAGTACTTCGACCACTATCAGTAGTTCCTTCGATATATTTGATATCGTGTACGCCATATTCAGACACAGTTTCGTTTTCAAATTTGAATAATCTTACTAAGTATTGTTGTCCCATAATTTGGAATCCCTCCATCTCAGATGGCATCTCAGTAATGTTCTTATTCCAGTCCGCTCTTAAAGCGTACTCCTTCTCAATTTTTTCTCTGATTTGTTCTTGAGTCATTTCTTTCTCTTTTTTTGTTTATTATATTCTCTCAATGAGTGTTGAATCTTCCTCCACTTCTTTAATTCAGTTCTAAGATATTCAGAGTCTTCTCTCCGAATCTTTTTAATAATATTTAACTGGTGATAGTGTAAGGGTCTTTCTCTGTAAGTTAATCTTCCAAGGCCAGGTATAAATAATTCTGGTGAAGGAGGATCAATTATATAATTCCTAATTTCTGTGAATGCGTGTTCAGCAACCTCATTAACTAGATTCTCCGGTTGGTTCGTTACCTGTGCCACCAGAGGGTACAGTGTCTTTATCGGTTTCTCCCACAACATTCTCTATAAATTTAAAGTTTAACATCCATGGTTTACCAGCTTCTAGAGCCTCTTCCACGTCATCTATAATTTTATTATAAGGTGATCCAAAGCCAAGTAAGCCATCTTCATCCCTATCTAATATTCCCTTATCTACTAGTGAGTAGACTTTGTTATTGAAATTCTCAGGAGTAATATTCCATCCTCTAGCTTGAGCAGAGGCCCTAGCCTTTCTTTTAGCTAGTATTGAGAATCTCTGGAATCTAAATTTATAGGGTAATACAAGTACTTCTACTAACATATCAATCTCTGATTGAGAAATAATCTTTGTTGGCGAAGATTGCATAGCATTAATTACTCTAAATAATTTTTGATAAATATTTCGTTTGTCTAACTTATGCGTTATCGTCATTCTCTTCTTGTTTATTTTCTGTTACAAAAGGTATAGAAGTATCTGCCTGTAATCTTTCTATAGTGTGATCATCTAATGCTTCTTGTACGGAGGGAGCTAAGTTCCATCTCTTCTTCAGAGACTCTGATAACCTCTTGTGTTCATCGTTCATTCTCTGTCCTCCTAATAGTATGGATTGTATTCCAAACATTTCTTTTCTTGATATAGTCATCATCTTTGATGGGTTCTTTACTTTACTCATGTTTTGAATTTGATGGGTCTCCGCCCGCACCAGTATGTGTTTGTCATTTGCATTTCCAAACCCAAACTCGTCGCGAGCTCCTCTCACCGTAGGTGACGTTAGCGTCGCTAAGTCAGTCGGTATCGCCCGACGACTCTCAATATACAACATTTTTTTAGCAATGTCAAATATTCTTAGTCAAACGGACATGGAGTATAATTAATCTTGTTATAGTTTTAGCTAAATAAAATAGCAAATGAAGAATAAAGATAATACGGCTAGTAGTATTCCCAGGCCAGATAAAAGTACTAAACAGCCTTTCTTAATTAACGAATAGTCCATATTAGTATTATTTTGCAGTCGAGTAATATCTGGTATTTGTAGTAAAAAGACTTTTACGAGACTTCATTTTAATGAAATTAAAATTAATATTCTTCGTTTAGAAGAATCCTCACTGTACTTCTTTCTCTATTGGAGAGATACTGCACACAAGGCTATCTATAATTTTTTCATCTTCTTCGTAATGAGTGGAAGTAATTCTATAAGTCTTTCCTGTACTAAATTTTATCTCACATACATTTTCTCTTGGATATGTAATATCTTCTATATGTATATCCTTTCCTACAACATAGGGCTTTATTTTATCGGGGTTACAATTTTTCATTTCTCAGTATTTAATAAAAAGACTTGTGAACAAATCTTCTTTCCTATCACAATATTAGCTACAATCACTTTCTTAATTTCCTTCTTCTTATACCTCATAATATAAACCATCTATTTTTAATCTTATAAAAATCTACTGCCTGATTAGTCATATGAAAAGGTTCTACTACAGAAGAATCCATATCTATAACTCTATCTGCTTTAATCATAGGAAACCTAGCTCTCTTCTTATCCGATCTGTACCAAGACTTATACTTAATAGTTTCTGTCCAAGGCTTTAATACCTTTACAGATATCTTATCATATTTAGGGTCTAGCGTATATTCCTTAGCCCCCTTAAGTAATACTACTAAATGATCTTTACTAGCTTCGTGCTCTATAACTTTTCCCATTGGTTGTTGTCTTTTATATGTCATTATTTTAAGTTTAATCTTTTTCTTCTTATTTCTAGCGAAGTAACCCACGTTACTGGCTCGGTATTACATAATTGTGAGAAGCACTCTTCTCTATCTGCTCTATAATGTATATCCATCTCTATGTTTCTCATGGTACAAAGATACAACATTAAATACCGTTTGTCAAGTTTTTAGCCAATTATTTTCAAAAAAAATTTTTTTATATATAGGGTGATTGAAAATTTTTTTATATATAGGGTGATTGAAAATTTTATGTATATTTGAGGGGGTATACCTCCCAAAGCTGTACCCCTTAATTGATTTTGGGTCGAAAGGTGGGGGTTGCTTCTCTTGTGAGTTGTGATTTTTGGCGATGGTAATTGTGTTTGGAATGTTAGTGCTTCTGTACTAAATACTATTTCGACAGCGGAACATCATCATCAACATCAACACATACTTTCCATGTACAATAAGTTATGACACTAGTGCTTGAGTAGGAATACAACATGCGTCATGTACGTTAGCTGTTTTCTTAACTTAAATATTAATATCATGACTGAAGTACAAAAATTAAAGGAACAAGCTCAAGAAGTATTCGCACAAACATTTGCTGAATTCGCTAAACCTGAACACGCTAATAACACTAAAACGTATAGCGCAACAGGGAACAATAGTGGATTTGCGTCAGATGCGTGGGCTGAATACTGTATTGCTGGACAAGAGAAACCATTGCATACAACTATTGATTTAGCTGCTTTACCATATAAGATGAAAGCACGAATCATTGGTTATAACTTTGCTACTACTACGGACTCTTCTGGAAAAGACGTGCCAGTATTGGACGCGCAAGGTAAGAAAATGCCTAAGGACTTCTTGAACTTAGTTGATTTGCCTATTACTGTTACTAAGAAGAACGGTAGTAGAGAATCTAAAGTTATTCAAGTTGCTCAGATTGTTGCAGCAATAGTATACAGAGATGTTATTACTAGTGTGATTCAAGAGGATTCAGAAATGTGTCTTAAACTTACAATCAACGAGAAAAGTCCAGCATATTGTAGAACTAGGTTGTATGAAGGCAAGGAATTCATGAAGGTCATTGGGGATACTGGTGAAAAGTATGAGGATGTTACGAGAGAGATTGATGAAAAGATTGCTGCAATAAATGCTTAATGCTAATAGCTTCCCCCACCTTAGACTCCATTTTAGTACTATCTCCCGCTTCTCATGCTTACGGTAGTGCTACTCACAAGATATCCTTCTCACAAGATAGAATACTCACAAGATAGAATACTCACAAGATTTAGTAACCGGGTTCGATACTTACATCTGAGCCGTAAACTCACATAGCACTAGAGTATAAAGTGCCTAATATCATGATGAATTCGTTCAATCCTACACAAGCATTAAAGATCCATGTAAATGATGACAGAATTGAGACTAAACAAGTCTTAGTATGTTCAAACGTTACATTAGAAAACAGTACAAAGTCTCATCGTGCTGTTATTACTGAAGCGATTAAGCAAAGATGGCAACATTGTGCTATCGAGATGGGGAAATCGTTACACTACGCGTATATAGACGAGAAATACAATGATAACAACGACATGTTCCAAATTACGATGGAAGCATGTTCGGAGGGAATTACTGAGAATGTATTCAACCCTTACTCATTTGCATTAATGACTAAGTTTATTGAGAAACTTGATTTGTTAGCTACTTTCGAGGGACATGAGAGTATTGATGTTGACTTTAGAACAATTGTTCAATTAGTTAAAGCATTGAAAGATTATTCTCCTCAATGTGGATTTGCTAGTGATAAGGAAAAAGCTACTAAGGTTGCTGATAAGTTATTTAATCAGTTATTGGAAATAGTAGTTGCTTATACTTATAGTCCTCCACAACCTACTCTTGAACCATTATCTCCTCTTGAGAAGAAGAAGAAAGCTAGATTAGCTAATATTTCAAAGCCAGAGAAGGAAGATAAAGCCTTTGAATTTGCTGCTGATGATGATCTATTAAAAGATTAATCACATGGTTATAAAGATTGTTACATATAGATGAATCCCTTTGGAGAGTTGCTATTAATTTAGTAGCTCTCTTTTTTGTTTACCTTAAAATAACATTGTTATGACAAATGAAGTAATAAACAACTTATTGGAAATAGCTGAATTGAATCGTGAGACTCAAACTCTTGTACTATTAATTAAACATTCTCCTCAAGAGAATCTTAAAGAATATCGCAAGCAGCTCTTAATACGTAAGGAAGAAAAGTTATCTAAGTATGATACAAGAGAGATAGAAGCTGTAGATAATAAGATATATCTTACTATTACTCAAGCACATTCTTTAGCATACCACCTCAATAGACCATTTGAGGAGAATGAGGAATATGATGATGGCTACTGTAGTAGTGATCGTGAAGTATCTCCTCCTTGGGATGATAATGAAGCTGCTTATTGGAATATGGATTAGAATTATGAGGGTGAAACTCCCTCTATTTTTAACCTTAAAACAGTAATATTATGATCAGTAAACATGTAATCGAAGAATTAGCAAAATTAAACAAAGAATTATCTAATACCCACAAAATAGATGCTTTCATCCTTGATGTGATTAATCAAATTAGGACTAACCAGTTAATTTTAAACAAACGTGGATACTACGTTTGTAACATAGGTGGCCTTTTTACATCTTTATTCCACTTAAATGGACCTTTACCACTTAAAGCGTATGAAGAACTTAGCGAAGCATTTAAGGAAGCAGGATTTACTGTTAAACCTTTTGTAGGCACCGAACATTTGATTGATAAATTCTTTTTTAAACCTTCTTAAACCCGTATGTTATGGCATTAGCTACAGCTATTATCATTATTGGAATACTACTCGCATTAGCTGAGACTTCCAGATAAACCATAACATAACCATGATTACCTAAGCACAGACTCCTAACAGAACGGAGTCCAGAGCACCTTAGTCGGATATGGTGCCAGAATATGACCGACTATTTCCCTTAACAGGGTGAGCATCCTATGTCACGGGCAATGCAATATAACCTAATAGACACATTTTAAGCCTGATCGTGATACCATCCTAAGTAACTGGAGTATCACCCTTATCTTGAGACGTTCAAAGAATTACTACTCAAGAGAATGGAAGCTGAAAGAGAGTCAGCAGCATAGTAACGGATTAATAGCGTGCTATGTCGAAATTAAAGGTGCGAATCCTTCATCAGGCACTATTCGTGAGATAATTTGTTAAGGGGAGCATTAGTGCTCCCTTATTTTTTCAACCTAAAAAGATTAATATGAATATCATAAAACAATCTAAACTCTGGTGGAATAAACTTCCATTAGAGGATAAACTCTATCAAATCTCAGGAACTACTATGACAGTAGCTAGTATAACTGAGACGCAAGTTAAGCAATTGTATTTGCTTGCGAGAGGACCACAAGAAAGAAATTAATTTACTCAACCTTAAAATTGACAAACGTGAGAGATTTAAAAAGATTAGCAATCATAGTATTCCCACTCTTATCTGTATTATTATACTTGCTAGGCCAGAATGAAGCTGATAAGTATGATGAAGCATCCTATCAATTGATTGAGACTAAGAAAGAAGTTAGAGAACTTCAGAAGTCATTAGATATCAATGAGGAGATGCTTACTGAAGAAATAGAGAAAACAAGAGCTCATCAAATAGCTTTTGAACACATCAGACAACCAGAAGACCAACTATACTACATGACATTCTTTAATACTTCGGACGAAGTAGAGATGTTTGTGGAAGGTACATTCTATAATCCTGCTGAAAAAGGATTAAAAACAATTGATATATCCCCAGATATGGAGGAAGAAATGAAAGTATACTCTAAGTTCTTCAAGGAATTAGAATACGAAATAACATATTCTCATACTCTTGGGGAATAAAATATGATGTTCGTTTAATTGGGGGAGCAGAACTAGTCTCCCCTTTTTACCTGTTCCCCCAACAGGTTCGACATGTACATCTGAATTGATTACAATTGGGTTTTATTGATATATGGTAGAAGGGGGAGTATTTATACTCTCCCTACTTTAAGTTAAGAAAAATGCGTCAGGAATTCCCACAGGTTAAATAACTGTAACCTCATTTGCGTGAGGTGTGGGAACTAATCAAAATACCTATTACAATGAAAAAAAGAAATATTTTATCGGTACTCTTATATTTATGGTTATCTTTCTCTTGCTTGTACTTCTTTGCAGTACTTAAAAGAGCACATGATGACATTGATAAGAATTACCACATTAAACTTGAAGAACAAAGAGTTTTAAAAGACTCTATTAAATTATTAAAAAAAGAAATTTACGATGAAACTAGAAGGAATAATTATCGGAATTCTCCTCCTATCCTTGATGGGAGCGGGGATTAATAGTATATATACTCAGTATGAAAACCATATCCCTGAGTATACTTACACGTCTCCTGCTATTGAAGCAGATACAGTTGACCGACTAGCGGAATTGCGTAAGAGATTTGAACCTCTACATAATAATCGCTATGACTTCAACATGCGAATGTGGCTAAGGGATAACCCTAATACTACATATGAATTAGCAGAAGCTCATAGAGTGATGCTATGGAAGAAATACTCAGGCTATTCCAAGCCAATGAAAGGATATTCTGGTACATATAATCAGGAAACTAAGAGATATGAACCAACAATACTTAGCGAACTTAGAAAAGAGCCTTCATTCATTGAAGAATATGCTCAACGTACAGCACCTATAGAAACCCCTGAAACTATTATTGAAATTAAAATCGTACACAGATGAGAATTATTATAATTCTATGTATCTGGGTATACTTTGTGATAAGCTTCGGCTGTCCAAAGTCAACAACTCTCCCCTCAGCAGAGTTACAAGGAGCAATAGACATATCTTTGTCACTAATCCTAGTCGGATTATGTTTGCACGGGTATGCTAAAAAGAATATGTGATAGGTTGAACGATGGGAGGTACTCAAGTAATTGGGTGCTTCCCACTTTAACAAAGAACTTTTCATGCGTTTGTTTTAATCTGGTGAGACAGCTTAGCGGCTGTCTTACTTTTTTCCCTCGTCATTAGCGTGACACAAAATTGTTTTAAGATGTTAGAATACTTAAAAAAAATACGACCTTTCCATGTAATCAACGTAGTGTTAGATTACTTGGTGGAATCTAAATACATTCAAATATATTCTGCAATGTGTTTATTGGTTGGAATGTATGTAACCACTATGGTTGCATTTAATACAATCACTTATATAGCTGGCTTGGAAGTACTTCCTAAATTAGCCACTACTACTGAAACGACAACGATTATTGATTCTCCGAAGAAATTATCTTCTATGGCCAAGCCAGAAAGAGAATACGACAGCAACAAAGGAACAAAGAATGCTACACCTTATTACTTGAAAGAGATGTCAGAAGTGGCAATCAAGGAACAAGATAAATTTGGTATACCTGCTAGTATTACGTTAGCTCAATATCACCTTGAATCAGGTGTAAGGGCAGATAAACCACCTTCAGACCTAGCAGTTGAAGATAATAACTGGTTTGGAATGAAATATACTGATAACTTCTATGCATTTCTTAAGAAAAGAGGAATAGTGATAAGTAGAGGAGAGAAAAGATGCAACAGAAGAGGTAAAGATTGTGCTAATTATGCTGTATTTGCTAGTAGATGGGAATGTTTTAGAGCTAAGTCTCTACTACTTACCAACTCAAACTACAGTAGAATTAAAGGAGATACGTACATTGATTGGGCTAAGGGATTAAAGGAGTATGGCTATGCTACTGACCCCAATTATGATAAGAAGTTAATAAAAATAGTGGAAAAGTTTGGCTTAGCCAAATACGATTCATAAAGAAACGTTTGTTCATAGTAGAGAGGGTATCCCTGGCCAGTAACATGGTCGGGGACTTTTTACACAATCACATAAATAATGGCACAAAGAACAAGTAAAAAAGAAATATATAACCGAGCATGGAATGATGCTATCATATCTATACTCGAACACCTTCTTGAAGAGGGACAAGGAATAGATTTATCTCATTTCAACCGAAAGGAAGAGATTAGAGAGAAAAAATACAAAGAATTTGAAGAACTAGAGAAGGAATTAAGGCGTAGGCATACGTAACTGACCAGCTCTGTTCTTTAGGGTACAGAGCAAATCTACAGTCCACGGGCTGTAGAGTTAGGATCGTGCAACGCGTACGGCCAAGGCTACAATGACTGAGATTTGATAATAACATCCGAGTACCAGGGAGAGTCTAGTTTAGGCTCTCCTTATTTAAAAACTTAAAAATAGTTATTTATGATACATGCATCATTAGATTATTCCCCGAAAAAGCTACAGAATGTTGATGAAGAAGAGATTATTAAGCTATTAAGATGCTTAATATTTGCAGACAGGGTATACTCTGCACGTATATTAGTTATGACTATATATGGTGTTGATTATACTGAGTCAATCTTCATTGTCCAGCAGACAAAAACATTATTGGGGAGTAAAGCTCCTGATTTAAAATACAAGAAATTCATCTCTCCCAACAAGTTTAACGACTTATTAAAGGCGATAGATAACCCTAGGTTCTATGATTTCCCTAACCGAGACTCATTAGAATACAAGGAAAAAACTATTAAAGATATTACTGGCCATGGAAGATAGCAGTTTAGTATTCTTACCAGTATCTGTAATGTCCTATAGATTGAGAAGAGCTCTCTTTTCAAATAGGACATACGTATCCGGAGATCGTTACATCATTCCATTGGAGATGTTAATGATCAATGGTAGTGCCTACATGGAAGTATTAGTCTTAATGAAATAGCCCTAGGTATAGCAGGTTTGCTATTGGTTGTATTGTTAATGTTGAGAGTTGGTTACTCTTCAACAACTTTACTAAATGCCAATAATTAGGTTCAATTCCTTTTTATACCGCTAACCAAACCATTGTTATCATGAACAGACCACCGTTTCAGTATCTTTTCTTTGCCACTCTCTTAATGATGGCAGCTTTAGTCTTACATCTTAATGAAGATAAACCTGTATCAGTAGAGAAAGAGAACTTAGAAGTCCCTCAAGAATTAATAGATTGTAGATCAGCTCGTTTAGATGCTGAACAAGAATTAGTAAATGAGAGACTTAAGACTCAAACATTAAGAGAAGAATACGATGAGGCCGCTTTAGAACTACAAGTATTTGATAGTTCTCTAGTAACATTATTCAGTAGCTTTACGAGGCTTAAAGATGCTCAAAGGTATCTTAAAAAGCTAAATAAAGGATCAGATTACCTTATATATTTAATAGTACTCTATGAAGAGTATGAATTAGATGTATACCCTAATCAAATAACTTCTGGCGGGAGAAAGTTAGAGAATCCTACAATTAAAGCAATTGATTATAAAGATGTTCAAATCCAAGGAATTGGTATTACGTATCCACATTAGGTGGGTAGTAATTTTTATTATTGTTCAAATTATTATCTGCATCCTCGCCGGTGCAGGTATAGCACACTATGAGAAAAGCAGAAGCAATGATGGTGGTAGAAAGATCATTCCCAAAAGACCTAAGCTGGTTCAGGTACAATCAGTATTCGACAAAAGAACTCCTAGAGTTCTCAGCAAATCTTTTAGATCATCTATCATCAAGAGGAGTTAATATAACTGAGGTAGCAGATAGACTTGAGGGGGTCATATCTGCGCACTAAGGCTTCGGCCTTGGTGTTCCTTAGTATATATTAAAATTAAATAAAAGTCGCTTAGAACGCCTTAAAATGGCTTATACGATATAACCACACTTACAAGACGACATTATATATCCCAAAAACTTATAGTTGTCTGTTTGCTGGTAAGGGGGACAGTTGTGAGATGCTGTCCTCCTCTTTAAGAAATTACTTAATCTTCTAAATAATACTCTCATGAAGAATGTACTATTAAAATTCAGTAACAATAAGGTATACTTTGTTACTAATGAAGGATCTACTTTTAAACTCGTATCCAATACCAAGGATCCACTATTGGCCACAGCCAAAAAAGGAAGAGGAAAGCCGTTCGCGGTAATACTCGATGTTCCTTTGCCAGAGTCTACAACAATGACTCCGGTATCTACTGGTCTTATACTCCCTATCAGTAATGTTAGGGAGAAAGAACATATTGAAGCTTATGCTGATGATGGTGTATACTATGCTAAACAAGGTATTCCAATAGGTATACTATTAGATTGCACAGTAGTACCATCAAGATCCAAGAACCGATTCAATGTTGTGGATTATAAGATTCATCAACATAAGATTGGATTTACTCATGGTAAGCTAGGAGCATTGATAACATTAATTAATAATGTAATTAAACCTAGACTGACTGTGAATAAGAGAGATGATTACGATATAATTGTTGATTTGATGAATGCTAGAAAGTCTCCTTTTGGGAGGAAACTATCCAAAGCACAGACAAAGACGTTCAAAAAAATTTATTTAAGAAGAGTCAAGGAGTTTCTCACTCCTAAAGGTTAATGGTTATTTGGGGGTTCGATTCCCCCAAACCTTCTAATCAAAATTGAATGATATGAGAGGAATAGAAAAGAAAAAAAACTATGTATCAACCTGGTTAACTCCGAGAGTGAGAGCTAAACTCAAAGAGAACCCACAAGTCGAGCAATTGCTACTTGCTGGGGATTACCTAGGTATAAACCAGTCAAGAGTATTTCAAGTGTTCCCTGTTGGAACACAAAGAGATACGATATTCTCAGAAGATGAAATGAGAATATACTTGGAGGAACTTAAATCCTTGGCTAGGGGATTAGTAGTAGAAGTATCCTCGCTTTCTAGATGCGGTTTCTATACTACGTCCATGCTCAGGAGCCAACCCGTGTAAACAAGACGTAACATGGGCTACACCAGTATTATTTTATTTTTTAATTTTAAAACTTTTAAAGACAAATGGATTTTAGCAAAATTTCCTTTAAGAAGACTGTTGAGCCTACTCCAGTTTCTAAAAAAGGAACCGAGACAAACGGCTACCAGCCGCCTAGTGAGACTAATACTCTTACTGTACCAAAGAATGCCTTGGAGGATATCCCAGGTATTGAGCAATTTGAAGAGGATACAGGGAACCCTGTTCCAACGCCACCGGAAGAAGTTACTGAGACGAAGAAAGGAACGAAGAGAGGATTAGTTGTACCTGTTACGAATGTGAATGGAGAAGTATTTTCATACAATATTGTGACGAGAGAGAAAACATACTTACGAGTTGGAAAGACTGTATTACCTACTGCTACGAAAGCATTTGACGTGATTACCTTTGATGAAGATACGACGAAGAAGACTACAAGAGGAAGTGAAGTATTGATGAATATTGAAATTGAAGGACCTACGACTGCTGCTAACGTGTTGACTACTACTACTGCTGATTCTGCGAATTCGACTACATCTGTATTGCCAAGTTTGACTGTTGCTACTATTACTGATTTTGTATCTGATTTGATTTCTACTACTGGTTTGGATGCTGCTATTGCTACTTTGAATGCTGATGCTGTTGATTTTACTACTGCTGATTTTAATGGATTAACTGTTGTTGTACGAGTGAATGGATAATTGCCCTTGTGTTATTGTTTTATTATTACAGATTATTTTGATTTAGTAGACCTATCAAAGGTTTATACATTTTTGCATTATGATACGATTTATTGTTAACCAATTATCTTATTTTAATGTCGATCACATCTACCAAAACATTTGTGAAAAGAGTCTAAATAATAGTGCTGAGGGTACAAGTTAACTGTCTATTACTTAAACCTAGGTTTTTGTTTAGACTCTTTTTTTTAATCAAATGTTATATCAATGAAAATACTAATATTAAGATTATTATCTAGCATATTTATGCTAGGAGGAACTTTGATGCTGTTATCATCTGCTTTGATGATTGGGACTGCTACTGAGGCTGCTATCTATAGAAATAGCGTGCATCAAGTCTTGGAGGTTTCGTCAATTGACTCGGTAAGTATGAAACCACAAACTGAGTTTGAATCTCTCTTACTGAAGTATCATGAGCGAGGTTTAAAAGCCCCGTTCGTCTGTTTGTCGCAGACATATGGTGAAACTGGCAAGTTATCTTCTAATATCTATAAGGAGAATAATAACTTGTTCGGGTTTAAGTGCTCCACTTCTCGCAGTTACTGTGTGAAAGTGAATAGAGGGCACGCTTATTATTTAAGTTACGATGATTCAATAGACGATTACGTTGAATGGCAGAAGACGATGGTGTCAAATTATGAGGAGTACTTTAACCAACATGTATCCTCGGATACTACGTATCTTAATCTATTAGAGAACGTAGTATTAAAGTCATCCACCCCGCCTTATAAGTATGCCGTATTACGGTATGCTACGGATCCCAAATATCGTGGAAAACTAAGGGACTGGGGCAATGAGATGTTATCAAAATCCTTAGTTCGTGAGGACTTCCTGACTTCGTTAGGTTATGATGCGGATTGGTGTATGTAAGGTATGCACCGGTGCCGCTCTTCACGGAGGTTTCTCAGGTCAATCTGGACGGTTCCTGGGTAATCATCTTTTCGTCAGAAGAGACATCCTCCTCTCTACTACCAACGCCTTGTCTGGCTTAGGAATAATGGTAGAGAGGACAATTTGATTTTTTAATTAAACTTCATATATTTATGGACACTTTATTAGTTGTAAGTGCGTTCGTGCTAGTCGCATGGCCTTACATTCTTTACCCGTGGTTTATCGGAAGAGCTGTTAATAAGCTTATCTTTAACAACGCCACAAATTACGAACATGATGATTTCGACAAACTAGTTGCAGAAGCTAGTAGTAAACTCAAAAACCAGACAGGTAAGAGTTTCAAGAAGACGTATCGAAATCGAGTACATTTAGCACAAGTACTTTCAGGACTCAGAAAAGAGTATAAAATCGAAGCTATTGGTGGAGCAGAATTTAAAGCTTGGAAATCTTACCAAGTCTTATACAAATTAACCAAGAGACTTCCATGGTACTATTTCTTAGACAATAGTGGCCGAGTATCTTACTTAGTAGCCGATTACTCTCACATTAGAGTAGATGAATTGGAAAAAGATTCTAACTTCGATATCAAATTCGGAGGTAACTACATTAAAGGTAAAGACGGATTTAATAAATTCTGTGTACCTGTATCAACTAGACTTCAATTCATTAGTGCTAATGAAGAAGAAGAGTATGCAGCAGGATTAATGGAAAAACACACAGTAATTTCAATTAAGAAAGAAGTTGATTACACTAAAGGTAAGCCATTTGTATTGGTGAAAGATCCAGTATTTAATAACTATATGTTCGAACAAAGAGATATAGCATTAGATACTTATCTAGATGACCTAGTAATTAACAAATCTTATGTTAACGTGCCAATTAAATCTGGTGAAAAGAAATACAATGTTCCTATGTCAGTTATTGCTAAAGAGTTTCTCTTTAAGATAATTGAAATGAAAGGTGATACTAATCATTTGTATGCCCATGGCCCTGTTGGTTCAGGAAAATCTGGTATACTTAAGATAGCAGCTAGTCAAGCTGAGAAACACCTAGAGAATGGAACAGTTGTTATTTACATTAACGTAGCAGAATTGAAAAGCATTAGTGCTACCGTATTTAAGACAGCATTAGCTGATTTGATGTCGTCTACCAAAGCTGAGAATATTTTATTCTTGGTTGATGAAGCTGACTCGGTATTAACATCTAAGGATGTTGAAACTTCTTCATTTAGTGGATTCATCTTATCATTAATGAATGGTGTAGATCAAAACATGTTCAACGCTACTTTCTTATTTGCAGGTAAGAAGCCTTATGAGGACATTTCAGACGATTTTAAGAGACGAATAGGATTTCCTTTCTCTATCCCTTCTTTACCACGTAAAGAGGCCTTAGAACTCTTTAAATTGCTCGAGAAGTCTCCTATCAAGGAAGGACATGAGCCACAAGTATCAGAATTAAATGATATCTTATCTAAAGATACCACTTATTCTATCAAGGAGCATGCTTCTTTGTATGAGGTGTTTGTTTTATGTTTCTCAAGACTGGATAAAGATGCAGAAGATGCTATTGAAGAACTTCTCCAAGAACACCATGTTGAGACTAAAGCAGCAAGTACGGCTTAAATGGGAGACTTTCGTTGTCTTTGGAAAAGGTGATTTACACTCTGTAAATATACAGAACCCAGATTCTGATGAAAAAACTACAATCCCGATTATGTCTAAGCCTTTTATGAAACCTGAATACAGAGATGGTATGTATATTAATCCATTAATATGTGGATTACATAAACCCGTGCCAGAAGAGTATGACGACTTAGGTAATAACCTATTTTACCACATAGAAGAAAACGGTATTAAATACTACGTCCTAACTAGTCATAAATTCAGTCAAACAGGTGTATATTACTTAGACGAGTCTGCTCATCCCATAGTGTCTAGAACACCAATGGATAAGCGGATAATTACCAAGATACGAGACGACCATTCACATATCCGTAAGTTAAGAAGAAGAGTAGCTGATTATAAGGAAGATACTATTCCTAATATCACTAAACTTCTATGGACTAGATTCAAGGCTAGTGACATTAATGGCACCGTAGTAAGAATAGTCTGTACTAAAAGCGGAAAATACTTAGAACATACCGATAATCCTGAAGATCTTATTGTTTTAACTCATGGTAACGAAGATGAAATCTCGTTACGTGCTAAATTTTTAATTAATTATGAATAAGAAAATTTATCTGCCTGAACTAGACATTCAAGCACAAGATAACAAATTACATTGGAGAGAAATTGCCTCAAAAGGATCAGGATTCCCATCATCTATGTGGAAAACTGATAGCACCTTTGGTACAACTCCTGAAATTACATTTGGATTTGAAATGGGAGCTGACTACCCATTAATGTATTTTCGTTCACCTTTAGTCAGAGATATTGCTTTTGAGAAACTAAGACATGCTAAGGAGTATAGCAAAGTGCGATTGGGGAGAGATGACTTTTTTAAGTCAGTCACTTCTCGTGATAAAAATGCTATGGTATCCTCAATGCAGAACTTAGACCTCAAAGATATCTTTCAAGAGCACATCAATAAACGTTTTGGAAGTCTTTCCGGGTTGAATAAAGAAGTTCATATGGACAAACCATTGACCAATGAGCTATTTAACTCAATTATCAAGGACAAGTTTGATGCTAGTCAAGGTATAAACAAACGAGGACTAGTAGTCCAACTTTGTAATGCTTTGGAAAAGCCTAAATTCCCTGGCTCGGAGAAGATTCCTAGTGAAATGTTTTGGTGGTACTTTATTTCTAACCTTAAAACAATTAAAGCATGAGATCATTGATTTTTGTATTAATTTTATTATTGTTTGGGTGTTCTGATACACCACCCCCAGGAGTTCCTGATACAGGTTCTCCGCCAGTTAAAGCACACAATCCACCAGTTATCAAACAAGTTACACCTGTTGTAACAAAACCAGTAGAAAAACCAAAGCCAGCTGTAAAAGCTAAGCCAACTAATCTAAATAGTGGTTTCTCGGCTGATTTCAACTGGAAGAAAACTGGTTACAATGAGTATGAAGAAGTAGACCTACAAGTAACTGTGAACTTTAAAAACAGTACCATTAACTTGTATACTGATATAGATGACATCTCAAACTCAAGCAATACTTTAGAAATTCAAGACGTTCACAGTAATTATGTAGAAATGAGTGGTGATAACTTTTATTCATCATTTTCTACCGTACTCAATCCTGACACCTGGGAAGAGAGAGGAGCTAAACAGTATGACTTCAATATGGAGGTCATAAATGGTAGCTTAAACTACATCTCTATTACTTCAGGGGGTGTTAAGAAAGAGTACTATATACAGATTCCTAAGGAATCAACTGCTGCACCAGCTCGCCAGGCTGTTGCTAAGCATATCGTAAAATCAGGAGAAACATTGTTGCATATCGCAGGAAAATATGGTGTTACAGTATCTAAGATTCGGTCTCAAAACCAACTACGAGGTAACACAATCTATCCTGGCCAGGTTCTAGATGTCTCGAAATAGCAAGATAGGAGTCTTATTGCTAGACTCTTCGCATTTAGATGATATAAGAACTTTTGCTTCACAATTTGGTGATGTATTCGTAGTTATGCCTTATGAAGTTAGATTGGACTTAGATATTCTCTTTGTCCATTCTAAGTTACCTTCCACTTCACCGATAACATCTAAAGATGTATCGTATTCTAAAGATCTAACCAACTTCTATTCTCTCTACTACCCAAAGTATAAGGATTCCGATATCCCTGTCTTTGCATTAGAGAATGCTTGTATAGAAGCGTGGAAGATTTTAGGAGGAAGTTTAGTAGGTAACATAACAGGACATAACGGACTTCATGGAATCCTTAACAAGAAGGATAAGATATATTTAAAGGTAGATTCTGATCATAGCATAGGGCTAGTGGATAATGCTGCTTTAGCTACGCCAATAGCACATGAATTTAGAGGCTCTAAAAACACCTTTGAAACATGTAAACCTATTGATTATGATAAGCATCTAGGATTTGTGGAAATATTTGAGTCTTCTTACCTCTCCGGATGTATGAATCCGACTCATATTAAGGAAAATAAATATTCATCCAAAGTCTACGAAGAAACCAAATGCATGTATGGTGATTTAATCACCTTACGACTTATTCTCAAGATTTTACGTAAACATGGCACCGCAGCTGTACCTGTATAGTTGCTGGTAGACTCAGTCTAATGGATGGCGAAAGCCTGTAGGTTCGATTCCTACCTGAGTCACTCACTAAATCTTTAAATTATGTTCGCAATAGCAACAAAAAAGAAGGTTTATATCACTCCAGAACACTATGAATTGTACGAAAAAGAATTCCAAGCCGGAACCTATGTACTTTATCATAAAACTGGTAAATATAGAACTTTCGTAGGGATTGTAGGGATCCCTCACACAGCTTGTCCCACTAAGACGGTGTTAGTATCGCCTTTAAGAGAAACATATTTCGTCACTTTAAATCATAAATATCAATGACAAAAGAATTTTTAGACAAATTAAACAAGATTGATTTATCTCAAAGATTTATCAAGTCTGAACGATTTACCCGAGCCTTTGTATCAGCTCTCTCATTGGGAGAACATGCCATGTTTTATGGTAGAGGGGGACACGGTAAATCAGAGATGGCTATGGAAGCTTTTGCACAAGTTGGTATTGATCCATTTGTACTCTCCTTCCATGAAAATACTACAATTGAAGAATTATTTGGAGGGATTGATCCTGAAGAATGGAAGAAAACAGGAAAGATTAAATATCTTTTTGAGAACTCGATGTTTAACCACCAGTATGTAATTGCAGAAGAAGCATTTGATGCTCCTGGAATCGTATGGGCTTCTATTAAAGATGCTTTAACTTCAGGACATGTTAGATTTGGTAATGATACATTCGAAATCAAAACTAAGTCTATCTTATTCTTAACAAACAGATCTAAGGAAGAAGTAGTTGAGGATAACTCTGTAGAAGCATTTATGCAAAGAATTGTATTCAATTTAAAAGTTGAATGGGATTCATACACACCTGAAGACTACTCTGATTTATTAGAGTGTGTCTTTAAAGATAGAAATGAACAATTTGCTACTATCATCTCAGATATGTCTGCTGTTTCAGAGGAAGATTTTATCTCTCCAAGAACATGTGTTAAGGCATATAAAGCATATATTACCTTAGGGATAGATTGCTTACAAGAGTTTGAAGGGTTTTCAGTTGATAAAGTTGAAAGAATGAAGGATAGACTAGTTAAATTAGAGCAAATCAAAACTCAAAGAGAGAGATTAAATGCTTTTGGAGCTACTCTTCATGAAATTCGAAAAGGGAGTATCAAATTCAGTCAGGAAGCAACAATGAAAATCAGATTATTAAAAGAATTTCAATCTAAATTGAAAGCTTTGAAAATCTCTGATAGTTTATTTCCTGAGAAAAGTGAAATGATGAGAGATGTAGATGCATTGAGAAAGAAATTAGTTGAGTTATCAATAAATCTTCCTAAATCATGAGAGCAACAATACCTTTAAACGGATATATTCCACCTGATGAAGATGATATTAGATATTTTTGTAATCAAGAGAATTACAAACATAAGGTATCAACTGAATTAATACAAGAACTTTGTAATTTCTATGTTGGAGGCATGGCTAGCTATGTTCCTACTTCTACAGTAGATAAAGAAGATGTAAAATATGTATCTAATGTACATAGATTACTTGAGAATCTTCCTTCTAATACCTTTAAAGGTTCTCCCTTGGCTAAATCTGTTCAAACAGCAGTGGCTATTAATTCTCTAAACAACAGTATTCTTAAAAAGAAACAACGTAGAGCTGTTAGAATGGACAGAGAAATTGCAGAATTACAAAGGAGACAACAAGAGTATCAAGATTTGTCAGACTCTGGTGATTATAGCCCAGAGGAAAGTGATGATTTCAGATCTTCCAAGAGTGATATAAAAGAATATGAAGAGGACATAAGAGATAAGAAAAAGAAGTTAGATAAAGAGATAGAAAAACTTTTAAAACTTCTGGAATCTGAAGATAATCCTATGGAAGATTGTAATGATCCTGAAGGTTTAGCTGATGCTATTAGCCAATTAGCCTCTGATTGCGATCTTCTTGAACAAGCAGAAAAAGAAAAGAAAGAGAAAAGTAAGAAGGGTGAAGATGGCCAAGAAGGAGAGGGTGAAGGAGAGGGGGAAGGAGACGGTGAAGGAGAAGAAACAGAAGGTACTCCTATGAATTCTGATGAGAGATTACATGATAAACATCCAGAAGACATCATGGTTAGTGCAGAGGCAATGGGAGTAAATATAATCAATAGTGATTTTAGTCCTATTAAATTCTCTGAAGTAACTACTGAAGAAGCTAACATCTTGAAGAAACTATCTGTAGTTAACTCTTTCAATGGTAGTATAGCTGGCGAAGCTAAGATTAAGAGGAAAAGAAAAGTCTCTTCTAAGAAAAGAGGTAAACTTAAAATGGAATCTTATAAGCAAGTTAACCAAGCCAGCTTCGTTGAACGTATGATGCCTGGATTCGATAAGAAGTTCATCCAAAAAGATGTACTAATTAAAGATAAGTATGTATCTGAGGTTTGTAAGCAAACTTTAGTACTACTTATAGATGATTCAGGTAGTATGAATTCTGAGTGGAAGATTGGGTGGGTTAAGGCATTAGTATTAAATAGATTAACAGCTGTTATGAAAGGAGACGCTACTCTTTATATCTGTACTTTTGAAGAAGAATTAGATCCTAACTGGGTTAAGGTAGGTACTAAGGCCCAAGCCAAAGATTACTGGAAATTATTTGATAGACAAGTTGGATTCAATAGAGGTAATACTGATATTGAGAAGGCTGTCACACATACAATAGAGCAAATAGACAATGGTAAGCTTATCGGAGTTGATTATGATGATACTGCTACTATTAGTCTGAAGAAAGAAAGGCCACAAATATGTGTTATAAATGATGGCCAAGATTACATTGATAAAGATTATTCTCCTAAGATAATAACTCATGGTTTTATTTTAGGCAGAGATAATATAGAGATGAAAATCATGTGTGAACGATCTGGAGGTATATACCATAGAATCGGTCACGTTGACATTTATTAACCATAAAATATTAAATATGAACATGTTTAATAACGATCAATTATCCGTTGTAGAAACTATTTTTGGACGCAAGTCGCTTACAGAGAGAGTTCCTGGAACAACACTAGACTTAATGCTAGTGAGTATAGCATTAACTTCTAAAAAATTCTATAATCTAAAAGTTATGTATGGCTTTGCTGAGGTATGTGGAAAATGTTTCGACAAACCAGCAGAGGAAGCTCATGCTATTTTACGTGATGCAGTAAGAACGAAGCATAAAGCTTCTTTCGAGAATCTTTCTATTATTGCAGAAGCTGTAACTCTTACAGGATTGCGTAAAACTTTTGACAGAACGAAAGAAGAAACAGATCATTTTAATCGAATCTGTTCTTACTTCGATGTAATCGAAATTAACGATTAACTACTCCCTAAACCCTGGAACTGAGTTCGTTATGTTGTTCGCGCAACACAGGGTTTCTTTATTCACCAAATCTTCTTTTATGAAAAATACTCAATTACCATCTACTATTGTATTAGTAGTAATTTCCTTAATATATGTAACAATAGGAACATATATCTTTATCCTCTCAATTAAAGAGACAAATATGATCTCTTTTTTAATTAGTGGAATATTTTGGACAGGATTTTACGAGTCTATGATAGAACTAAGATACAGGCTCTATAGAGCTGTAAGAGATGGAAAATCAATGAATTTGATTGAAAGGAAATGGAAATAACATAGTCGGGCACTTTTCGGAGTGACCCGCTATATTTTTTAACTTTAAAATTTTATTATGAAAAATTTATTATTATTAATCTGTATATTATTTTCATTTGTTGGTCAAGCTCAAAAAACACCATTTGAGAAAGACATTGCTTATGACCAATACAAGTATGAAAAACATTTAAAAAAAGCAGACAATTCTTACGATACTGTAGTAGGTGGATTAATAATCACCACTTTAGGGGTAGTAGGACGTAGCGCTGTGAAATGGAATCCTAACTATCGATCAAAGGAAATCAAGGCACTATCTAATGGATTAACCTTAATTGGTTCTTCTATGGTGGTTATAGGTACTTATAATTTTTTTGATAATAAGAGGAGTGCGAGGAAGATTGAGAAGAAATACAATTTTTAAAATTATTCCGTGGACCAAATGGTCGTAACTTCCTTTGCGGGAAGCACGGAAACTATACACATCTATATTATTAGGACTGGATATCTCATTTTGTATTTGAGTATTACGCTAATAGATGCATTGTAAGCCACGAAATGTGGATTCTGGATAGATTGTCTCTCTAGTCCAGAAAGAGGGAGGAGAAGTCCTTAAAACGCCTTGTAGCAGGATTTTCAACCCTGTGTGACGGTGATGACCTCAAAATGCTTTAATATTAAGCACACTAAAACGTCAAAGAGTGTATGTGGGTTCGAATCCCATCTTCCGTGCTGGAAGTATGCCAATTGGAAGAGCAACTTATTATCCGTAATTATTCCGTATTGTTAAAGGTAACTATTGTAGAAACAGTCTCATTAGCTGTGGAACAAGATAGAGTTTAACATTAGAATATTAATCGAGAGGGTAGAAAGCCCAGTAATAGAGTGACACCTAATCTATAGATAACGATTCAACCTTAGCGGGCTTGATGTTTTATCTTTAGCGCATCAAAACAAAACAGCTCACTGCTAGTAGCTAAGCGATTCTGATATAATCGTGAAACCTGTGCAATTCAGGAAGTGATATCAAAGACATTTTTTAACGGGGGTCTATAGTAAGAGCTCGTTAGAGTACCGGACTTTTAATCCGGGGGAGACTATATATTCCCATTACTTTAATTACATGAATTACACAAAAATTAGGAAACCAAGACGCAAAATGAAACTTGTAGAACCTTGGTTACAAAGTATTATTAAAGACAATGAATTCGTAGTATTACGTGATAAGCGCACTAAAAAAGCGTTACATGTAAGTTATACGGAAGACGGTCTAAAGTGGGCCTTGGACCCACGGACATCCAAATCTCTTTATTTCAAAGATGCTTATCTTTCCCACGGCCGTGTTGGTGGTGAGGGCTGGAACGGTTTGTTCCGTAAAGAGAGAGATCCAAATACCATAGTCGAAAAGTTCATACCAATGAATCACGTAAGGACCCGCAAAGATGGTATCGAGTATGTCGATACAGTCAACCAATCCTTAGAATTCAAAGCAGTGGATAGAGCTTTGCGAATGTTAACCAAATCTCAGACGAGATTACTTGATAATTTTTCTGATAACTAAATTTATACTCTTGTTAAGACGTAAGGTGCGGCAACATGTTTGAAACACATGTCTGTTCAGGTTCGATACCTGGTGCGAAGAGTTAATAGTACTGGGAGTATAACTATTGTGACATAATAGTGAACTAGGGTTCGAATCCCTTGCCGAAATAAATTTAGTTTGAAGTATCTTGAATGACGTATTTAATGCTTAGGGCTCAGCAGAGATAGACGAAGAATACCTTCTCTCCTAGATCTGGAGGACGTACCCTAGGTAGCCTATGGCTTCCTTTAAATAATTCAATTTTTTATTTGTGAATAGCTTAAACCTGAAGACGCGTTTTAGTCAACTGGATGTGAAGTAAAGAGTACGACACAAATTGGATTACCTACACCGAGCGGTAGAATTCATCCATACCAGAGAAACTATACGTATAACGAGCGAGGAGCCTCTTCTAAAAATAGCACCTGTCCGTTTGACAGAAGAAATAACATCATAGGTTTTATATTGATGGCTAAGCCAACCAACTGGGTGTTGGAGCTTAGTTTATATAGATTATATTGTAGGTAGTGGTGGTAGGCGACTATACCCTCAAGCCAGGGGTGAAGTTGATACAATATATTCTCACTATAAAGTCAATAATTTTGATGTTCACGTAGAAGATAATCAAGTCTGAGAGTTAGATTTTTATTACTGTAAATTAGTTTATGAAACAAATTATATTGAATTTTGTCTTATTAATAGCATTAGCAGCAACTAATGTTGGAGTTTGGCAGAATACTACTGTTATAGAATCAACTGATTCTGAATTACGATCGAGTCTCACCTTGGTAACCCAAGAATTAGAATGTGTAGAAGAAGAACTGTCTTCGTTGAAAATGGATTACGAAGATTTCAAGTTAAAAGATACCACATTACTAGAGACTTTTGGCCTAGAGGAGCTTTCATCGCCAGATGAGAAGAACTCTTGGAAGAAAATGGATGGAACTTTTGTCTCCCTGTTAAAGGAAGCGGAAGCGGTATCCGGATTTAGATGGCGAATCAACTCTGGTTATAGAACTTGTTCACACAACAAGAACTTAATTAAGAGAGGATACAAAGCCGCTAAAAATAGTTGGCATATGGACGGAAATGCCGTAGATATTTCTGCATCTACATCTGCCTATAGGAAACTTATTCTTAACTCATTAAAACATATTGGAATAGTGAAGGGTATAAAGGTATACCCAGCACATATTCATGTTCAATGGAAAAACGATCATGATTTATGGAATCAAAAAGATTTAATTGCAATGAAATAGAAGGGACCTCAGGTCCTTTCATACCGCCTTAGTTATTGACTGTAAAAGTGTGATAACTAAGGGTGTGTCCCGCTTAAGAGCGAAAAAATAGTTATCGTATAACGGTAACGGTCAGTCCAAATAGTTATTAGTTTCTGTACACAATACGCTAATACTATTATTAGACTCTTGGATTCCTTAATCCCTGAGACAATTCTGAAGGTGACCACAAAGATTGTGTAAGTGAATGATCCTCACTAAAAATATAGATCGTATTAAAATGAAAGATTCATTGGCTAGGCCAGTAAGTTATCTTAGTGTTACATTATACTTATGGAAGCAATTATCATACCCATAACGGGCCATTAAGTATTTTCCCTACATAACGAATACCACTGCTCTCGGTGCAGGATTGGTTAGGTACATAACAAGCTACTAATTACTGAATCTGATTTTTTAACTATTAAAATTTGAAATACCTTTTAAACAAAAACACCTACCAAGTAAGTGGATTTGAGTCAATCTCCTACAGTGAAATGTTAGAGAAATTGAGTTCAATGGAGGTAATATGCGTCGATACGGAAACTAGACCCAAGAGCGAATTTATGTCAATCCCAATGGCAGGTCTAGATCCACACTTATCTGAAATTGTTATGTGTCAAATAGGAGATGAACACGATCAGTTCATCATAGATGTTAGACACGAAGACATCATGGGTCTTAAATCAATCTTAGAAGAGCCTAAGGTTGTTAAGATATTGCAAAACGCCAAGTTTGATTATAAAATGCTCTTAACCAATTTTGGTATAAGAGTTAATAACATCAGAGATACGATGATTCAAGAGCGAGTGCTAACAACTGGTGATATTTCAGCCAGAGCTTCGTTAGAGGCCTTAGCCAAGAAATATGTCGGATTTGAATTTGCGAAAACCAATCAGTTAAACCTCTTTGAAAAGCCACCAGAGGTAGTCCTAACTAAGAGTGTGAGGACAGAATTTAAAAACGTGGGAAGTCGACCTTTTACTAAGCGACAGTGTGAATACGGTGTAATGGATATAATACTACCGATTCAGATAGACAGGGAACAACAATTAGACATCAAATCCCAAGATTTGACTAGGATTGCGAAACTCGAGAATGACTTTATTCATGTAATGGGTGAAATCGAAACAAATGGATTTTACTTAAATGTTCCTAAATGGAAAGAATTATATGAACAAAGACTAGAGGAGTATCAATTAGCTAGGAAAGATTTAGTTGATTACATTTTTGATAATAAGATGGAAGGATTATATAAATGGAAAAGTAGTTTATTCGAGAGCGACAAACTATTAAACATTAATCTTTCCTCAAGCCACCAAGTTGTTGAGCTACTTAATGTCTTAGGTATAGATACTAAAATCTTAGATAAAAAGAAATCAAAAAAACAAGGACACGACGTCTTCAAAGACAGTATCGAAGAACGTGTTCTCAAAAAGTACAAAAAGAGGTTTAAGATAGTACCTCTTTACCTGCACTTTAAGCAATTAGAGAAAGCAGTAACTACATATGGCATTGATTTTTTAAATCATGTCTCGCCCAGGACGGGGAGAGTTCACTCCTCATATCGACAAATCATTCGTAGTGGAAGAATGGCTTCTAGTAGGCCTAATCTTCAAAACCTGCCGAATGGATCAAAACTCCCTGGGTATCGGGAGTGTTTTACTAATTCAAAACCAGGCACCAAACTTATTGTAGCTGATTACTCTGGACAGGAGACAGCAATCTTAGCTGACAGAGCTCAAGAGACCGCCATGATTGATTTTTTGGTCAATCAAGGAGGAGATTTTCACTCACACACTGCTAAACGCATGTTTGGAGTCAATGTGAGTAAGACAGAAAATCCACATCTTAGGCAAATCGCTAAGTCGATAAGCTTCGGGTTAGCATATGGTATGTCCGCACATAAATTAGCAACTGATTTCGAAATTACTATAGAGGAGGCTGAAGACTTTATCGATAAGTATTATGAAGCATACCCCGAATTAAATAAATATTTCAAAGATCAACGGAGGAAGGCTCTTGAGAATGGCTTTATTCTCATTGACCCTGTAGTAGGACGCAAGTCTTTCCTTGTAGGCATTCATGACAAGTACCTTGATGCAAAGGCTGTTATAGATGAATATAGGGAAGCAGAGGCATTAAAGAAAGTTCCGAAGCAAGTCTGGTCAGATTTTTATTCGGCTAAAGGAAGGATAGAGAGGTTGTCGCAAAATTTACCCATTCAGGGTACTGCGGCAAATATGACAAAGGTAGCCGCGATTCGGTTTCAGAAGTGGATAAAGGGGAGTAAATTGGAAGAATTTGTTAAGATTGTCAACATGGTTCACGATGAAATCGTTGTAGAATGCCATGATGATTATGTAAGTATGTGTAAGGATGAATTGGAAAAACAAATGATACTAGCTGGCGGAATATTTTGTAAAACTGTTCCAATGAGAGTAGATGCTCAAGTTGGTCCTTTCTGGGATCACTAGTTACAGTTATGTTTAGAAGCTCTTACAGCGTATGTAAGATACCTTTACGCATTTAAACAAGATAATCTATGTATATTAAAATTACTTGGTGGGGCGAACTTCGGTTCGTTCCACTATATTCTTGGTATGGTAGTAATTAAGGTTCGATTCCTTAGCCAAGAACATTACTTAACCAAAAATTTTTTAATTATGAAAAATTTAATATTTTCTCTACTTATCTGTAGTGGATTTACTTCCTATGCTCAGAATCCTTTTCAAGGAGGACTAATTGCTAGACCAGAAGTAAGAGCCTTTGCCGTAGAAGAGAGACTCAGTAGATCTCCTACTGATTTACGTACACAAAAAGATATCCGATTAAAAGTCATAGGGTTCGCAGGAATCAGACTTGACTTCGAACTTGGAAAAAAAGGATTCTATCGTTCTGATATGTTAATATCAGTTACTAGCTTGCCTTTTGATTATGTAAGATTAAATGGTCTATTAGGCTATAATCCTACGCCAGTTATGGGGGTATTCTTAGGTGTTTCTGGTGATTACAACCACCTAATAGATGACCGAGTGAATATGTCTATAGTTGGAGGAGTAGAACATGTGCTCCATACAGGAAAACAACTTGATATAAAAATAGATACTGGATTTTACTTTGAAGTTATAAATAAAGATCATTCGCTAGCGACTGGTCTATCGTTCATATTTAAATAAATATCATGAATCCAGACGGTATAAATAATCCGATGTTAGTTGGTGTTACATCTTTAGTAGTAGCATTTATCTTTTTGTCTATAGGAGCCTCTATTCGTAGAGCTTCTAAGAAAGCAGAAAGAGAAGGAGTTCCTTTTGATTCTCTTCAGTTATTAAATAACTTTATCAAGCATCAATTTGGACTCTTTGCCTTAATTACTTTTGGCTTAATGCTAGCCGAAACTGTAATATTAACTGACCTAGCCGCGGATGACAGAAATCCAGCCGGTGTATTCCTAATTCACGGAGGTATTAACATTGCTATGTTTGTTCTAGGAATTAATTTTCCTAAGAATTCATTAGCTTTTGCCAAAGCCACCATAACTGGAATCAAACAAATGTACTTTTCTTCTAGATCGAAAGATAAGAAGTTTAAAGCTAAGCTTGATAAGATGCCCGAAAAGATCACTATGTCACAGTACCTAGCAATTACAGGATTTACATTTGCGTGTGTATACGCAGCTATCATTGCTCCAATGGAAATATTAGAGATGATGGCTAGGGGATACGGAGCGTACGATTACTTGGAACTCTATTATTATGAATGGAGAACTCCAAAAGAAGTTTATGAAGCTTACTATGCTTCTGTAGCTTTCCAAAGCCACCCGTTGTATATTGAACATGGACAGTTTTCTACTGTTGATGAGATTATGCATGGAGGGTTAGATACTTCAATATTCTTAGTTCAATGGCACTTTCTATTAGCATTCCTTAAAGGATGTGCTGTAGTTGGCTATGGACAGAATACGTTATTAGATGATTTTGCTCAGCAATTAACTGGTGATCAAATCATTACACATAAGAAGAGTTTCAGCGATTTTGAGAAGGATCCTAACATCCGATCAGACTTTTTTGAATCTTTACTTAAGAAATGTGGAATGGTTGAACCTGGTCTATCTACTCAGCTAGGACGTATAGTTAACTCTTATGACAAAATGACTAAAGGGAAGAATAGAGTTTATACTGCTCTTAAAGTCCAGCTAGAAGAGATTAAAACTATCGATAAAGCTTATAGTAAAGGAAAATTATCTAAATCTGATTATGAGAGTAAACTAAAAAATCATAAGCAAGAAGTGAAGAAGGTAATTGGTGCTTCATCAAAACACGGAAAAGGATTAGGGGTTTCCATAAGTATAAAATGAACCCCAGAACACAAATGCAAAGGATGTAAGCACAGAGTACATAAGACTTTCGAGTGGAAAGGAAAAGAGCTATGTCCAGATTGCATTAAAAAAATACCAGGAATTAGGATTTGTCCTGAGTGTTTGAAAGTAAAGAGGGTCAGTCCTAGATACTTTAAATCCACTAAAACTAGAGTATGTTTAGAGTGTGATCCTTAATTGGATCACCTCTTCTCTACTCACAAAATTTGACTTTCATTAATTAAATCATTATATTAAAAAGCTTATTTTTATGAGTACTAAAGAATTGGTATTAACTTATTTGGCTAACGTAGCCACAGCATCTGGAGTCGCAAATGATAAACAAGAAGGTCATTTGGTTGCTGATCTCTTATTAGAGGAAGCTAAAAAAGATCCAGATCGGATGATGGATTTGACTGCTAAAGCTATTGATAGCGCAAAAGCATTCAGAGTATTTCGTTCAAAACAAGAAATGAAGTTGAAAGAGTTAGCGACTGCATCCGGTATGCACTCATTAGAGATTCTTAAAGACAGATTAAAAAATCCTTAATCAAGAACCAAGGAGTATACAATGCCTAAGTTGCAGGGTACGAAGATAATCGTGGCTTAGGTGTTTAGAGAATATTAACTATATAAGACATACAATTTACATGAAAACTTAGGAGGAATTAATTCTGTAGTGGAAGAAAAGTCTCCCTGAGCCAACAGGGCGACACCCTTAAGGCACTAAGCAAGTATTGTGAATAGAAATATTTTGGCTATGGTATAAGAAAAGAACATACTCTGATTTACGTCAGCATGTCTTCGAGTATCTTAAGAACCTTTTCTATAGCGCTAGATACTAGTTCTTCGGAACACTATGAATCTGGACTACAAATCGAAATATTATATGTAGTGTATCTTAATACATTTTAGATTTACCACTAGAAGGTAAAATATTCTCGCTCTCCTGTTTAAAACAAGCAATATGAACTTAATGTTAAAAGAATTTATCACCTCTAACGGTAAATTCGTACCACCTGATGTAGAGTCTTATATAAAAGGTGGTAGAAAACATGATTTCTGCGCTTTTTGTAATAAGAAACATCATAATTACGCAACCTATAACTTTAATAAAGAAGATAGGAAAAGTCATCAGGTATTATCCTCACACATGAGAATACCTAGGTATGATGACTGTTTTGTATGTGTGCGCTGTACTAAAGAAATCGAGGAAGAGGTGTATGGAGATCAAATAAAGCATCCTGTAGTACTACAGATCTTTAAAGATTCTAATATGTTTTTGAGGAAAAGAATAACCTCATATGTAGAGGATTTAACTTTTATTGATAACTCTAAGAGTTACCCTCCGCCAACAAGCTTCACCACAGGCAATTTAGACGATTCTAAGTGCATCTTCTGTAAAGATAACCTTCTATCCCAAGAAGGTAGAATAACTCCCGTAGATGTCCCCATAGGGGTTAATAGGAAGGTTTATGGAAGAGCTTACTGCTGTGAGTATTGTGATAATGTAATGTCTACTCTGATTTCAGAGGATGCTAAACGAGTAAATGGATCTCTTCACGGAGATTGGGATACTTGTGTAGAATGTTCATCACATTACCCTATCACCAGAAATGAAGCCAAAGCCAGAGAAGAATTTAATACTACTGGCAACCATTATTGTAGTGCTTGTATCGAGAATAAGTATGACTATGCTTTACATCAGGAAAGATTCCCAACATTAGATTGTACGGGAGGATGTGGAAAGCAATTAACTTATGATCTTACTATATGTTTAAGTGTACCTAAAGTTAAATACTGTACGAGTTGCTTAAATGAAACTTACAATGATGAGCAAACTAAGAAATTTAATTCTCCTGCTTATCCATCCAAGCAAGAGAAGTTTACTATAAAAACTTTTTACTCTTCGAAGGGCTTGGAGGAAAAGATAACTTTTATTCTTTTTAAGAATGGGTTAGATTTGCCTTATACCAGTCCTTATTATAATTACACTATGTTCCATGAAACACATGAAGGTTCTATAAAACTGAGAGAATCCGATGATTTTCATTCAGCAGAAGAGGCCATCGACGATGGTGTAGAAGCTGCTTTCAGGGAATATGAGTATCTTATGAACCCTCCTTAGTATGGAGTTAACAAAAGAAAAATTACAACAACTTAACAAATTAGGTCTTAGATTAGAACATTATTTTGTGCTCTGGTCTAAGGCAGAATCATTAGCCCTATTACCCTATTACAAGGTAGATAATAGTATTTACACAGATTTGATGAACAAAGGGTACCTTAGTTTATCTAAAAACATTACAAAAGATGGTATTAAACTTATTGCCCCAGTGGAGGAAACCCAAGAGTGGCGAGAACATTTTGAAAAATGGTGGAATTTATACCCATCTACCGACAAGATTGATCACCACCCAAGATCGAGAAGTCTTAGAGGTAACAAAGCTGCCGCGGAAAGATATTATAAAAGAATTTACGAAAGGAGTGATGACGGTATGCATAGAAAAATATATGCCGGGTTACAAAACCACATTCAATCCTTTACTTCACGTACGAAGCTCACTGGGGATAACGCTTTCAAGTACTTCCCATCTGCCTCAAAATGGCTCAACAACGAGCTATGGGATGTCTGGTATGAGTCCGACTCGGGTAACTCAGATAGACCCCCTAAGAGCGGGAGAATTAAAATTTCATGAGAATGTAGCGTCACAAGGAAATGTCTGAAGTTAGGAGTTTAAGTTGGAAGTCTATTAATAAAGCTACTAAAGAAGCATTGGAGGAAATAAAAGGAAGAAAAGAAGGGACAATTAAGTCACTTCAGACTTCAATGCCTAAATTAGATAAAGCTTTATTTGATGGATTCCCCTGGGGTTCCATAATTTTAGCTGGTGGACTAAGTGGATCTGGAAAATCTATGTTCGTTGAACAATTAAAAAGAGATTTCGTAAACTATAATCCTAACGAGAAATTTGAGATATTGTCATTTGAATTTGAGATGTTGGGTAAGATGCAGGTACTAAGGAATCTATCAGGGAAACTAGGTACATCGGTGAGACACTTGCTGTCAGCTGATTCTAATACCTTATCTGATGGAGAATTAGATATGGCAAAGGGTAAACTTAATGAAATAAGTAGATACCCAATATCTTATGTGGATAATGCAGGAACTTCAGAAGAAATAGAAAAAACTATCTCCTCATTTATAGAAGTAAAAAAGTTAAAAGAAGATAAGAAAGGATTGATTATTACTATGGATCACGTTCTCTTGGCTAAGGAGAACCTAAACGAATCTGAAAGAATCATGTTGAGGAATATTTCCAATGCAATGATTCGAGTAAAAAAGAAATATTCAGATGAGTTTCCAGTAATGATTATTCTAGTAACACAGTTAAATAGGAATATAGAACAGAAAGAGAGGATATTGAATGAGAAGCTCCATATGCCTAATAAGACTGATATTCAGGGATCATCTAGCTTATTTCAAAGTTGTGATTTCTGCTTAGTGTTACATAACCCCTCTACGCTGAAAGGAATAGGGGATACTTATTCTCATGAAAAACTACCTTTATACACTCCTGATGAGCAGAATGCCATGATTTATATCCATGTGTTGAAAGCTAGAACAGGAGAACAGTCTATACTGGCTATGAAGGAAAACTTTGCTAATTCTAGAATTGAAGAGTATAACGATTTATAAATTTAAATTACATGGAAATTACGAAACCAATCCCGTCCTTCAGGGACAGGAGCGAGTCAATTAAAAACTTAGCAGGGGCATTGATAAAATTTCAATCCCGGATGCCTGGAATCGCTAAAGATTCCACTAATCCTTTTTTTAAATCAAAGTACGTATCTCTTGGATCACTCCAAGAAGCAATAAAACCTGTCTTAGTAGAGGCAGGACTCTGTTACGTACAATTACTAGAGGGAACCAGAACGGTAACTACAATGTTAATTCATGCTGAATCAGGTGAATTTATACAGAGTAGTGTCTCTATGAAACCAGAGAAGGATACTCCTCAGGGAGTAGGTAGCGCTATCACTTATCAAAAGAGATATGCTCTAGCAGCCTTACTCGGAATTAACACCGATTATGATGATGACGGTAACTCCGCTTCATCTTCACGATAAAATTACTTATATTACACATAAATTAGTTAAATTACTTTAGACATGTCAAATAAATCATTTACGGGACAATCACTTCTTGATAGAAGAAAACCAGCGTCCCAAAGACAACTTCCCATCGATATTAATACCAACATTATGTACACTTCTATGGATGTTGGCGAGTTATATAGCAGAGTAGTTTTCTCCAACGAGGAGGGACAGAATGGGTTTAAGACTGTCTGGCATCCAAAGCCAGATGGAGAGCGTGCTTTTGGCTCAGACACCCCAGAACAAGCATACCGAAAGGTCTATGACAATAGAATCAATTGGTTTGTTGATGTATTAATTGCTATGGGCTTGGAGTCGCAAGTTGCACAAATGGACGTCTCCGGAATTAACGAATGGGATATGGATTCATACTTGAGATTCTCTAAAGATGTGAAAGCATTATTAGATGAAGCAGGTACCGAACCTAGAGTTAATCTGAAAGTTAGATACGATAATAAAGGAGAATGGCCTTTTATTCCTGATTACAAGTTTATTGAGAAACATGTTCCAGGAAATCCACCTACTTTAGCGTATACTGATAATGAGATTGAGAAGTATCTCAAACCTGCATCAGTAGATGTAGAGGGCGACACAGTTGTCAATGAGCAAGAATTATATTAAATAGTGTTCGAGGGGGTAGAAATACTCCCTCGTACTAAACTTTACAGACATGACAGGGAATGACTTAATTAAAAAGTCGAAAGAGAGAAATAAAATTCATGTTACACGAGACCATATCTTAACTGAGTTAACGCAGTTTCAGATTATGGAATATTATACAGGTCAACCTGTTATGATTAACTTCCCATTTAAATCACCTTTTCGAGAAGATACGAAAGCCGGATGTAAATTTATTATTCAGGCTGGTAAACTCTACTTTAGAGATTATTCTCAAGAAATTATGTGGGATTGTTTTAGTGTAGTTATGAATAAATTTAATATAAGCTTCCCCGAAGCATTAGAACGAATACATTCAGATATGGGAGTTGGTAAGTTTAAACCAAATACTTACAAACCTATTGAAGAATACCCAGAAGAAAAATTAAAATACCAGATTAAGGCCGAAGGATGGGACGAAGAGTCCTTGGAATACTGGAAACAATTCGGCATTACTGAACCAACCTTAAAAAGATTTAAGGTGTTCAATACAAAAAGAGTTTATAAAAATGGAAAATTTTCAAGTAGAAGCACAAGAGCTAACCCTATCTATACGTATGTCCTCAAATCGGGTAATTGTAAAAATTACCGACCACTCGCTAAAGCTGGCAACAAGTGGTGGGGGAATACAAGTAAGTCAGACATCTTCGGGTATGATTTATTGCCTGACGAGGGGGAGGAGCTAATTATTACATCATCTCTAAAGGATGCTATGACAGCTTACGAGCTAGGCCATCACAATGTTATAGCGCCGCAATCGGAGATATCAAATTTTGATATAGATTTGATAGACGATTTAGAAAATAGGTTTAAAAGAATAACAGTTATATATGATAATGACGCTACTGGAATAGCTAAGATGGAAGAGTGCTGCATGAAGTACGGGTGGAGGTACAAAATACCTCCTTTAAAAGATATCTCGGATACGTATAAGAGTTTAGGAAAGAAGGCAACACAGAATTTCTTAGGTGAAGATACGTATCAGATAGAGTGGGAACTATCTAATATCCCATTTTGATTTCTTAACCAAATCATTTATATATGAGTACTAAGTCGATCAAGGATTTTATTCTAGCGTATCCAGCGCGTGCTCCTAACGAAGGGGCAAAACACTTTGGTATAGATATATCAGAGTATCAAAAACTTTACAGAGAAGTTATTAAAAAGTCTTACAAGCAATTTATGGCACAGCTTCCAAAGACTTCTGTAGTTCTAGTTACAGGTGCTGTTAAAAATGGCGTAGAATCTTTTGAAAAGTATGTGATTAATTGGAAGACAAAAACTATTGTAACCTTTGTGTTAGCTGACACATTTACAATGTCTTTCGATATGCATAATGCTATTCAGAGAGCCTACGTTCATCAAGGAGAAGGAATGACTGCAGCAGAAGTTGCAATGCATTTTGACTTCCCTAGTGATAAATATATCCATGCTTATGCTAGGATACATGGATTCACCAAAGCCAGTCCTGTAACAACGGATTTACAGATCTTAATGGGAGCTTCTGTTGAGGAAGAGTCTAACAAGTCACTTCAAGCTTTCAAGCGAAAAGTATGGCAACAATCAGAGAAGAAAAAGTGGCAGGAGATTGAGAAAGGTTATAGGAAATGGGCAGACTTTAAGTCTGGTGTTCTTAAGCCTTTTGAAAACTATGTGGCTGATAAGTTACCATACTATAAACCTCCAATCTTAGGGAAGATAAAACTTCCTAATTATAAGTATAAATTTGGATGGGTGTTTGGGATGTGTGATACTCACTATATGCGTCTATGTTTCAGTCATACTGGGGCTGTTGTATACAATCGTAAGATTGCTAAAGACAGAATTAGACGTCATGTAGTTCAGAGTATTAAAGAAGGTACTAGATTTGCTAACTTTGATAAGATAATGATTTGTGTAGGTAATGATAATATTCACGTAGATAATTCTGCGCATACTACTACTGCTGGTACTACTCAGGTAGGACAAACAGAAGGTAATTATGCATTAGATGTAGATACATATGTGGATATAACATTAGATTATATTGAGTCATTTGCTCAATTGGGGGTACCAGTTGAGGTTATCAATGTATGGGGAAATCATGATGAACAAACTTCTAAACTATTAGGAGTATTTTTAAGTAAATTCTATGCCAAGAGAAAAAATGTAACTGTTCGGAATGAATTTCATTCTCGAATATATACTTCTTATGGTAATACTGGTATGATGTTTAGTCATTCTACTGGTTGGTCTCAAGCTAAACTCAGAAACAATCTTCATAAGATGGTTATGAGTGAGGCTAAGGGACGAGGATTATCTTTGGATAAGCTTCATCGATGGGCTGCTTTCACATTCCATTTACATGCAGAGAATTTTGCAGATCTAAATGGGTTTATGAAGCACTATACAGCTCCTTCATTAAGTGCAAATGAGTGGTTTGATGATTCATGGCATACTGATAAAGGTTTTATCGGTAGAGAGCCGGAAACAGCTAATTACTTATTCCACAAGACAGAAGGCCGTAAGTATATCTTTTATGTAAAGTAATTTTGTGAGGGGGCTTCGGTCCTCTCATTTTTAAAATAAATTAGAAAAATTAGAAATGGAAGAACAATTGAGAAAAGTAAATAATAATTTGTCCATATTATGTGTCGTTTTGTGTGTTGATGTAATACTTCAATGTTTACTCACCGCAGAATCATTCATGCGTATGGTTTAACCTTATAAATAAATTTTAAATGGAACTCAAGAGAAAAGATGATTTTAAAGTGTTTCTTGAAGTAGGAACAGAAATTGAAAAAGCACTTCATGACTTCGGACTTGTCCGTTATGGAGACCTTCAAGCATCTTCTAGTAGGAAGATTGCAGCAATTATCGTAGAACGTAATGGAGCATTGTTAACAAAGAGTTTTAAAAATACTCTCGCTTCTGGAGATTTTCATTTCCAGGTAGAGTTAGCTTGCCAAGGCCAGATGAAAACATTAGAGAGTTGGGTTGAAGAAAGAGAGTATACTCCTGACCTAGGAATAGGAAGAGGGTTCTCTGGAGTAGATCTAACCGGCCCAGATATTGCTTGTGACGCAATGCAAGCCGTTCTAAGCGATGATTTCGATACTGGAATAGGAAATGTCCAGGACAACAGTAAAACTCTTGAGATCTCCTGGAAAGACGCCTGGAACAATATTAAGCCAGAGATGAAGATTTACATCTTGATATCTCTGGAAGCAGGTGAGAACAAGAATGCCATGGAATTGGTAGGAAATGAATATCCAGATATGGCAAGAGAATATCGTGAAACATTATTGTTGATCGTTAGACATAAATTCATACCATTTTTGGAAAGAATAAATGCCTACATTACGGCATAAGAGTTAGGTTACTAGCTGTTTTTTGATGGGGGTTTGGAGCAATCTAAACCCCTACTTTAAAAATAATTTAAAAATAATTGCTAAAAAACTTGACAAATGATGTTTTAGACTGTATATTTAGAGTCTCTACGGCGATACGTAGTCGTAATACATTTACGAAACATCCTTACTTAAATAATAAGTTAGTCCAAAGCCAGGTATAATTAGTACTGGCTAAGGATTATAGTAAACATAAAGAGCAATGGATATAAAAACCAAAATGAGACCCCTGATCGGTACCGAATGGACTGATGCTGGGGTTTTTCCATTTAAGGAATTATCTACAGTAAACAAAGAAATCAAATCTATTCCTGGCAAAGGAAAGGTACTACCTGATACTAAAGAAAAGATATGGAAAGCATTCAAAGAATGTCCTTATGACAAAGTTAGAGTTGTTGTAATTGGAATGGATCCTTATCATACCGTACTTAAGAATGGAGAGTGTGTAGCTACTGGATTATGTTTTCAAACGTCTACTGCTGACAAGATGCCTCCCTCGTTAAAGAGGATACTAAAAGAAATAGAGGACGATTGTTATACAGGAGAGTTCGATCCTGAGCGACTAGAAATACCTGATAACGAATTATGGGGCCCCAGATTAGCAAATCAAGGGGTTCTCATGCTTAATACCGCACTTACAGTCACTCAGGGCTCTCCTGGCGCTCATACGAAGGCCTGGAAGCCTTTTACAAGAAAATTAATACAAACACTCGACAAAGAAAAAAAGTCTCTTATATGGCTTCTAATGGGCAACCACGCGAAATCTTTTAAGGACTTAATTAAGAATGGAGAAATAGTAGAGAGCGGTCACCCCTCTCCACTAAATTCTAAAAAAACATTTTTAGGTTCAAAACCATTTAGTAGAGTGAATGAGAAACTTAATAATATTAATTCAACTAAAATAAATTGGTAATGTATTACAATGAAATAGTTGCCTTACAGATAGTAGTTACTTTCTTAGTAGCTCTATGGTTAGGTTGGAAATTACATATCATGTACGGTAAAACACCTAAACATGATTTTAGTCAAGACTTTGAGTGGTCTAATAAATCACCCAATACGAATTCATTTGTATTATTTGATATGAGGAATAAAGTTTTTTATCCTACTGTTAAAATAATTAGAACAAGTGAGAAAGATCCTAAGAAATATCCTGTATCCAAAGATGCAATGCATAAAGCATCTTGGAGAAGAGGGGTTAAGAAAGATGTGTGGATCTCATTTTTGAAAGTTAAAGACTCTTACAAAGATGTATGGGACTTTATTTCAAAGACATTCTAAGATTTTTTAATTAAATTTTTATATATGTCAAAATTAAATCAAGGACCTGCAAAAGGTCTGTTAGCAGTCAGTTTGGTAGTATTAGTTGTTGTATTCGCAGGAATATACAACATGTTGGAGAAACAACCTCCAAAGAGCCGAATTGAGTCATTTTACGAAGGGATTGATTCCAGTTATGCTCATTACCAATTCTACGAAGTAGAGGTTGATGAGTGGGTAACTAACTCCACAGGTACTACCTATGGTAAAGGGAAGGCAATGCCTATATTACAACTTACTCCAACAGATATCTTAGAGATGTCTGACTCATTAGACTTTTGGGTAGCTGGATATCAAGGAGATACAACTTCTTATACTGGCTTGGCCCTAGTCTTAGAATGGCCTAATAAAGGACAGTTCTTAGATGAGATAGAATTTACTGTGGGAGATACTCTTACTATTAATTCAGTACTCGTTAAACCTGGTATTGAATTACTTTCTAAAGGATTAATTCACGGGGAGGTACAGTATGAATAGAGATAATCTTTTCGGAGTTCTATTAGATGACTTTAGAGCGGTAGATCCTAAGATTGATAAGAGAGATCTTTGGCAATCTTTCTCTCAGCATAGTCCTGATGTAGATGACTTTCTGTACTTTAGGGAAGAAACTTTAGAGAATATAGAAGATTTTAGAAAAACTCTTAAAGGTAAGGTATGGACTTTTGAAAATAAAAAGAAATTCTTACTTAATAAGGCTGAGATGAAACACGATATTGAGCTTAGGAAGTGGGAACTACTGACTACATTATCAGAAGAGATATATACCCTTAAGATTAAAGAGCTCATTAAAGTTGTTACTGACAAACTTAGGAGGAAATATCTAAAAGCTAAAAATAGGCTCGACCAGTTAGTCGATCCTGAAGCAGATGCAGAGACTCAGAAGAAAATGCGTGCTAGAAATAAGGAAATCAATAGAAAGAGATCCTTAGAGGAAAGAAAGCTAGAGAGAGCAGCCAGAGCATTGATCTCTGAAAAAGTTAAAAAGGAGGAATGTAAATACAAAGAGCTATTAGATAGTCTCTAAATTAGGAAGGAGAATGACTACCAAGTTGTTCTCCTTATTTTATATAGCATGTTAATAAGACCATGACAAATAAATATAAAAATACTCCTGTATTGGGGTATAGATCTAAGAAAGAACAAAGATTTGCTGAACTTCTCGTAGAAGCTGGTATACCTTATGGGTATGAGACTGAGAAGTTTATATTACAAAATAAGTTTAAACAACCTCATTACGCCAGATTTGGTAAGAGGTTTAAACTATTGGAATCAGTTAGAGCAATCACATTTACTCCTGACTTCATTATCCACAAAAACGGTGTAAAATATATTGTAGAGATTAAGGGTTTCAAAACTGGACCTTATGCAATAAAGAAGAAATTGTTTCTTTATTGGCTACACACGCACCACCCGGAGCATATGTTTATAGAATTAAACAGTGTCGGGGAGATGAAAACTTTTATTCAATTACTAAATAATAATTACGATGGTTGATACTAACCAAGAATTAGATCTTTCTCACTTGGATTTCGGAACCGAAATTGAACAAGTGAAAGAGAGAGAAAGAAACTTTACGAAATACTCTAAGCTAAGAGATGAAAAAACTTGGACTTCGAAGGATGGAAAGGAGTACAAGATTTCTGAGTTAGGTGATATGCATTTATCAAATATATACACTTTCTTAGAGAGAATTGCAGACGGCTTAGCAAGAGAAAAAGAAGCAACTAAGTCATTACAAGATCTTATGGCTAGGGAACTAGAATATAGGATAGTGAATGATATTAGATTAGGAGAATCTGTAACTACTTCTGAAGATAAAGATAGTGTTAGTCCTACTAACCATCTTACGGCAGAAGAATCAGAATCTATTATAGAAAAAATTAAAAATAAATTAAATGTTTAATACACTAAGACAAGGGCATGCTGATACTCGAGAGACGTATTTGCATACAGATAACGACGGAAGAACACAATTGCTAGAGAAAATTTCTAATGACAGTCTACTAGATAGACTACAAGAGACGGGAGGTGAGCTTGGCCAGTTAATGGCTGAAACTAACTTTGATAGTAAAGGTTACCCTATTCTATCAAGACAAGAAGCTGCTCATCATGCGGGTAAGATTAGAGAGTTTGAAACTCTGGTCGGAGAATTTAAATTTAGATTACTTCACAACATTTCGGTAGGGGATGAAGATGTTCCTGAGCCAGATATAGAGGGAAATGATTTTGACGATGGTGATATGACTGAAGTAGGAAGTATTGACGAATTAGTTAACTTATTAAATAAAATTAAGAATGAAAAAACTCAATCAATTGGAACTCAAGAATTTTGTAACTGTAGTGGTTGCGGAAACTAATCAATTAATTGATGATTACAATAAGAAGTTACCTAGAACTAAGGAATATTTAGACGGAGAAGAAGCAATTCTATCTGGCCCTGGATTCCTTAAGTGTAAGGAGACTCTAACAGAGTTAAAAACTTTATTAAAAACTGATGAACTAGGGGGTAGTATCTCTAATAGCTTACAGTGTTACATGAAAGATTTCGAGAGAAATTTTGTATCTCAGAAATTGACAGAGATGTTTCCTTTAAAAAGGAGCTATGGAAGAAAGGGAGATTGGGGTAGTAGATATAGTGTGGGTGAAGGCTACGTTGTAGTCGCGAATTCTAACGTAGATGAAGCCAAGAAACTTCCTTATGCGGATGTTGAAGAATTTAAACAAGCTATGGTTCAAAAGTTATTTAATGAAGCTTAAGAGATTTATTAATTAAATCTTTATATATTATGAGTAGAATAACAAAATTATTCTTAGGGTTACTATTAAGTATATTCGTATTAAACTTATTTTTAGCAGACTGCACGGAAACTATAAGTATTGAGTCAAAACTACCCTCTGCAAATGTAGAGTATGGAAGACTAACAGATCAGAAAATAGACGGTGATAGTTTACGACGGAAGCCTTTTCGAGAGGACGAGTAGTATGTGGTTTAAACTTCTAGTATCATTGAATCCAACAGGTTCTGGTAATCGGTTAATTGTATTATATTTTTATAATAAGTTAATTAGAAGTCCGTCAAGATTTTTGGGGACACGGTATCAAGAAGGAATCCTGCTTAAGTTTAATTAGAGTATGGTTGATAGTAACCTACTCTTTTACTATGTTTTATTAAAAATTACATGAATGAATCCTGTAAAGGAATATTTCGCATCACCGAGGCTTAATGCCTCCAGATTAAAAGAATTACATAATCCCAAGTGGATTAAATACAAAATGGATAATCCTGATGACGAAGATGAAGAGAAGAGACATTTTAGGGTAGGATCTGCATTAGATTGTATGATGACTACTCCAGAGGAATTTGATAATGAGTTCGTCACTATTAATGCAATGAGACCATCAGGCAAGATGGGTTTCTTTGTAGATAATTTACCATTAGGATTAACAGAAGAATCATCCAAAGAAGATTACGTAGATACTTACAACGCCGCAGGTTATAAGGCAAAGCTTGAAACAGTAATAAAGAATTTGTGGAATACTCCCAAGTACAAAAGGTATTACTTGGAAAGGGTAGATGCAAAGGGAAAGACCGTCTTATCATTAGATGAGATGTTTGAAGTAAAGAATTGTAAAAACCTGTTATATGACAATCCCCATGTTAGAGAAATCTGGTTAAACTCCCCTACTAGTAATTACTTTCAATTACCAATTTACTTTGAGTATAAGGAAACTGAATGTAAAGGTATGTTGGATATATTAAGAGTAGATAAGGTGAACAAGATTATACAACCTGTTGATTTAAAAACAACAGCTAGATCTGTTCTAGGGTTTGCGGGTGCATTCTTAACATTTGGATATAATATCCAAGCAGCTATGTATGATGCTGCATTAAGATCAGATGCATTTGCTCCTCAGTTTAAAGAGATGACCGGGGATGATATAAAAGAATATGAAATAAAACCAATGAAGTTTTTGGTGGTAGAAAAGAAGGGGTCCAATCCTTCTCGATACTTTAATTGTACTGAGAATGATATGAAGGCATGTTATGAGGGAGGTACAACTAAGAATGGAAGAGTCTATCCAGGACTCAACGATTTGATAGATGACTTCAATTGGCACGTAGAACATAATTACTGGGCATTGCCCCGAGACTTAGTCGATGATGGTTCAGTAGATTTAAACTTATTTGAGAAATGACACAGGACCAAACAAAAACATCAACATTTATCTTACCTATTATAAACCTACAGCTGAGATCGGAACTAATCGACTCTTACCTAGGTGTAGATTCTTCGCCAGAAGATTTTGGTAAATCCATTTATATTGAAGTAGCTAATTTAAGTGAAGAATTAGTTCGGCCGGATATAGATGAGATCATAGATTTAGGAGGTACATATTTGTTAAAATATACTTTTACCGAGAAAGAATATCAAACATTTGTTTATCCCTTTATACATGGAAAATACTCCAAGATGAATAAAGAATACACAAGGACATTTTTTCCTTTGTATGAATTCTTTGATGGAGCGGCTCACCCATCTTTGTTTCAAAAGATATTTGATAGATGTTCTACTTTGAAAGAACATTGGGAAAAGAGGCTAGGAGTTACACTAAACTCTAAAGCAGAGGTATGGACAAAGATGCTGGAATTGGAAAACACTTTTTACTTTAACCAGAAATAGAAAATATTATGTTTAGTAGTTTTAAGAAACTCGGGAAGACATGCGTTGGTTATGGAAAAACGATTTGGGGAGATATGACTGAGGAAGTTATTGAGGACACGGATTGGGATACCAAAGCATCAGATGCAATGCGGACACTACAACTTAATCACAATGATCTTAAATTAGTTAATCAATTTAAGGGTAAGAATAAACAGGAGGTGGCATGTGAATTATTGAACTTGTCTCCAAAGGAAGCTAAGGTTGTAATAAACTTTAGCTCTCTTTCGGTAGCCGAGAAGATAAAGAAAATAGCGGATACTCCTGAACATTTTGGTAAGTTTTTCAACTTGGCTCATGCCCATTATTTGGCAAAGTCCAAGAGCAATAGAAATTCATGGAAGAAAAAACCATGGAAAGAACATGCTGGAAAAGCTTTAGCTATTCTTGATCGAATAGTTAAAGAAGATGAATTCAAACTTACTGACCTTTATGAAGTAACCGTAAGGTTATACTACCTAGCAAAATTCAAATTGATGGGTAACATGAATTAATATTTAAGTTTTGGCATAGAAAAGGGTCCGGCGGTCATTACGACTACTGGACCCTTACTATTTTCTATTAATTAAAAAATTATTTAATGCTAATATTATCAGCAGTTTTAATATATGGAGTGTATAAATTATGGACTTGGAAATTTACTTGTCCTTATTGTAGTAGTCAAAATACATTCTACGAACCTCCATACGATGATGCTTACTTTTCATTAGATGAAATGTTTCATTGTTATGATTGTGCCAAAAAAGAATTACCTTAAGACATCGAGGAAATCAGTTTCCTCATCATTATACTCATCAAAAATCATTTGAGTTTGTCTTAAACCAGATAACACAGGGAGTGAGTTGATTAAAGCTTTTTTACCTTTAACAGCTCCTTCTCTTGTTATCTCTCCATTCCATATACCTTCTGTTAACCAACTAGATACTGCAGTTAAGAACTTTAAGGCCTTGCCAGCAGCAGGGATTGGTTTCTCTATGAACCTAAATAAATCAATAGGATTAGCTCCCTGAGTAATATCCTCATACATTAAACGATTCCATCTCTTAGCATAATACTTATCCTCATCATCCTCAGGTATCGCATGACTCATTACATACAATAATACAGCCATTGCTGTTGTAGCTAACATGTGAGAGAATTGAGCTTTCTCTTCCTGACTAAGGTTTTCCCAGAGATAAACATCACTACGATACCCTTCTCTAAACCTATCTGAATTCCTACCTAAGTAAGCTCCAGCTACATTAGCCATCAATAAGAATCTACCTTGTTGAACTCTCTCCTGCCAAGTATAAACATCCATACCTTCATTCTGTTCTATGTTACCATCCTTATCTAATTGAGGAACCCAGTCCCCCAATGACTCAGATAACGATCGTTTCATCCATAGATTATTAATCATCTCTGGTAAGAACTTCTTAAACTGAACTACAAACTGTCCCCAGATTTCTAATTCGATAGCCATCTTTTCTTCAGATCTATATGAACCGTGAATACGTTCATGAATCTTTTTCATATGTGCTATCTCTCTAGGTTCAAAGCCAAGAAGATCTCTATAAGTTCCATCAGGATCTTGTATTCTTCCTCTTGATGGCCCTGTATATTCATACTCACCATTCTGTTCATTTAACTTATATGCATCCCACATATTAGTATCCCCTACTTTCCTAGCTTTCATTTGCATGTACATAGTCATAAGAGAGCCATAGTTCTCAAACATAGTATGGAGCATATATAAATGACCTGAATCAACTAAAGGGTTTCTAGCCCCTAGTAGCTCTGAACTGTTAACCTTATAATCAAAATTATCAGCGATATAATTAATTTGTTTGGCCATGCCCCACATCTTATTTGAATCAGCCTTACCAGACCATACAGCAGGTAAATAAGAAGAGAAGTATGCAGCATTAAATGCTAACATGTCTTTCATTCTTAAATCTACTTTAGACTCATCTCCACCTGCTATCAATACCATCTCATTCTTAACTGCTTCAAGTGCGTTTAATGATATAATCAAAGCACCGTTCGCTGCACCAGCTCCTGCTTTAAGCATCATAGCTGTCATAGTGGTCCATGCTTTCATCATGTAAACTGCCTTAGTATAGTTAACCTCATTAATACCTGGATTCAGTATTCCATGCTTAACCCACCAAGAATCCTCATCAACATTAAACTCAATCTTTCTTTTAAGATCATCTTCTCTGAATCGTTGATCTAATACTTGTAACATTACTTGATCATCAAAGAACTGAACTGTATTCTTATACATAAGACTACCTTTAGTATCTGTCTTTGCCTGAAGATAACCTTTAATACCTTTAGATAAAGAGTATAATTCATCCATCTCTTGTTTACGAATCATGTTATTCATAAACTCTAAATATCCATGTTGCATATTTAATGAATGATTACCACTAGTTATGATAGAAGAATCATCCTCAATCAAATACTTAGTTCTTACTCCACCTTCAAAGGTATCTAGCTTCTGAAAGTTCTGTTCAAAGAAAGTAGTAAAATACTTATAGAACATATGTCTAGCAGTAGCCTTAATAGGTAACCAATCTGATTCCTGAATATCACCTAAAGTTTGTGGCATTCTAGGAGCAAAATCTTCATTTAAGTTAGAAGGTTTCTTTAAATAACTATACATAGGTATCTGATCTCCATTCTCTGTAGTAACAGTAGTATTAGCGACAGTAGCATATTCTATATGCATATTCTTTCTAATATGATCTCTGTATAATATCTGGGCAGTAGACATATGTCTAGTGGATTTAGATATAGGGTCATAATAAGTATTAGCAAGATTCATAAACTGACCTTCCTTATTAGGATTAGTAGCCCATAAGAATGCATATAGCTCCTTAGTCTTAAGGCCCATGCCAAGAACATTATTAATACCTACGTTAGGTATTCCTTTGCGCTTTAAATACTCATCTAGTACAGGCTTAAACATCTTATCATTCTCATGTCTAACTGCTCTCATTCTTTTCTCCATGATATCTTTCTTATTACGCCAAAGCTTAACGAAAGTTTTAATCAGAGGGTTCTTAACCTTAGAGAAGTTATCTGTAAGCCTCTCATACATAGTCATATCTGAATCAGCTCTTAACTCATGCCCAACTTCTAACTGCATACCTGTCTCTTTGTTTAATTCCAAAGCCAGCTTAGCTAGTTGCTGAGATTGTTTCTTAAGTGCAGCCATCTTAGGCTTATTCAAATCCTCATCAGAGTATTTAGAATGAATAGCAGATAATCTAGCATGAACCCATACATTTTTCTGGCTAAGGTCCATACCTCTTAATTGATCTTGAAACTGATTAACAACTGTATCTTGCCCAACATAACTGTTAGGATTAAGTAAACCACGTTGTCTGATCTCTTTCATTTCTTCAGGAGTCTTAACTGACTCTAAGTACTTACCTAATGTACCTAAATAAGCATTGACATCGACATTATAAATATTGATACCATTGTTATTATTTATATAAGGTACTGCTATTCTCTCAAACTTAGCATCAGGTAGATTCTCTCTAACCATGAATGCTTTAATCATCATCTCTAACTTGGCTCTGGATATCTTTGAATCTGTTAAACCCCAGTTAGCACCAAATCTTAAGATTCTAGTAGAATCTAAGCCTTTCATAGTATTAGATGTCTTAAAATCTAATAGAGTTAATTCTCCTACTCTGTTCTGAAGTATACCCTCAAAGTGAGAACCTATTCCAAACACGTCTGATTTAAGAACAACATCTTCTTTAATTCTATGTTCAGTTCCTTCTTTATAAGGATTATCTTCAGCTACAGCTCCTATATATTTCTGAATACCTAATTCAGTCATAGCTTCCGGTAAAGCTTTTCTAAGATCCTCAAATACTTGTTTTCTTATATCTCTACCTGTTAATCTTCTATACTTATCGTGTAGTCTATTAAACTTAGATTGAAATGTAGTTAAGCCCAGATTATCCTTAGCATTAACATTCATCTCTGCCATGATCCACATATTAATCATCTTATTATAAAGAGTTGTCGCTTCTAATAGTTGTCTATGTTTATCTACTGCTTGGTCAAAATTTATCTCTGTACCTTGAGCAGCATCAAATATAGTACCAGTTTCGGGATCTACATTACCAAACTCTTTTAAAGCTGCATACTCAGCAGGAGAATAATCCTCCCCTTGATATCTTACCTTAAAATTATCTTTTCTAAAATCCCCTATAGAGGGAACTATATTATCTGCAAATGTTATAGTATCATCAGAGCTATCATATACTCCTCCTTGTTCAGTACTTATATCTTCTAATTTTACTAGATGATCAGGTACTGTTTCTTGATTAAATTCTAATCCAGTTAAGGTATTGGTATCTATAAATACTGACTTATTACCTAACATTATATCAGATAAATCTTCTAGAGTCATAAACCCTAGAGAATCAGGTCTTAGATAGGTCTGTGAGCCTCTTAGAGCCGATATAAGAGCATTTAACGTGCTCTGAATATATTCTATTAACTTTTTCATAAAAGTCGCTCTACCAAGCTTAAAAGCCGTTATACGGCCTAAGTCATCTACGATCTGCTCTTCAATCAGATCTTCTTCGGAGAGGTGCGGGTTCCTCTCTCTTACATCTGAGCTGACCTCAGTAGTTTTAACTAGCCCTTCGTATACCTTGGGGTTCTCTACTTTAATAGCTCTTATAAATGGATGCCCGAATTCATGGAACGCAGTCTCCTTGTTAGCCCTAGCCAGATTAATATAGACGGTATCGTCCTTGGCCCAGCCAGCCTTAGTGTTATTTGGTTGATTAACTATCTCTAGATTGATGTCAGGGAATACAGTTCGAAGATGACCTAAAACAGTTTTTAAACTGGCTAAGGCATTATCGTTTGATACTTGTATCCGTCTCTTTCTATTAGCTAATTCCGATTTAGGATTATATAATAGTGGGAACTCTTGACCATTGTTCTTCTTGAATACCCATTGGTTATTAGATTTATATAGCTGAGGTTCTCCATGTGAGTTTAGTTTACCTACACGTACCTTAGCACCACCTATCTTAGCTACCCAATCACCAAACCAGTTCTTAAAAGGCTCAGTGAATATAGTGCCCCACATTAATAAAGCATTCTCTTTATTGGAGTCTATATTGTTTTTTATTTTAGTATATAGAGGCGAGGGTGTCCCCCGGCCAATAGAATTGACCGAGGTGATTTCACCACCAGCGTCTCTGTTTATTAAACACGCCATTATTTACAGTTTTCGTATTGATGTAAAGCAGCTTTAACAGTGCTTTCTAATACAGTCATATTTAAAGATTTATTTATTTCTTCTCCACGCATCATATTGATAGGAGCTCCTCCAGGAACAGCAGTAGCCTTCTCTCCTATTAGAGTCTCAATAGTTGCAGCTAGTCTACCCTCATTAGATAATACTAGAACCTTCTCTCCCCTAATGTTATCTAGGTGAGCGAATCTTTCTTTAATCAAAGAAGGCTTAACAGGGTTAAGAATCTTACGAAGATCATACCCTCTATTAGTAACCAGATGGTCTAAGTCTAGCTTATATCCTTCCGTATTATTAACAGATAATAATCTACGATATAAAGGAGTTTTAACTATACTAGGGTTATCTGATTGATAAGGTACATCATCTAATCTAAAGTATATATAGCCGCCCTTCTTAACTATCTTAGGCGCAGTATAGTATACCTTAGGAGACATAGTAGCATCATGATAAACTTCTCCTTTTTCTAGCTTAGCTATCTTATTCGTAGTAGGCTCAACCTTTAAGAATTTATTAGCTGGTATCATAGAGAAGTTATTGTTTAAGAATTGAACAGTAAAGTCATTCTTAACCATCTTAGCTACATCACTAAGCTCTAAAGCATTATTAGTATTCTCAAATATAGCTTCTAGTTTATCCTGCATAGTAGTAACCACAGCAGCAAATAACTCCTCTGGTATTACTCTGGCATAGGATCTACGGCTAAACGACATACCCTCTTTTAATATAGAATACTTAAGCAAATCTTTCTGCAAGTCAGACCAAGTTCCATCCTCATTCTTTAAAGACTTAAATGCATTCTTATACATTACAGCTTCTAAAGGATCTGCTGTTTTATCAGCAGTAAAGACTAAGCTTATCTCACCTGTGTTACTAGATTCAACTGAAAGGTTATCTAAGAATAGATTACTCTCATCAGCTCGTTCAGATTTAGCTTTGAATAAAGCATCGGCTAATCTTTCTTCGAATGCTTGTCTACCTGTATAAGTAAAGAATTCTGTTTCATATGGCTCAGTATTATCAGTAGATAAGTCTAACTGTTCTCCATCTAACATAATAGAGAGATCCGTCATCATATACTTAATAAACTCTGCTCTAATGTGCTCCTCAATTTCCTCATCTTTCTTAAGATTATTACTTCTTAAATCAGAATCTACATCAGTAAGTCCTAAATCCTTCACAATCTCATCAGACATTAGTTGTAACTGAGCTGAGTTTCTCATTGTTATCTGAGATAACACTCGCTCTAAGTTTAACATAACTCTATAAGATTCATAGATATTTGGAATAGATAATAAATTAGAGTTCTGGAACATAAACTTCTCAGATACCTCGGTATCTAATTGTTGTTTAGCTCCTAGTGTAGAATTCTCTATACTTCGGTTAACTAGTCTAGTAGAATAGTCTTGCTTAAGCAACATCTTAGCTGCTGTTTGCTTAACCTTATACTTCTTAACTGGATCTTGTATCTCTTGTATAGAAGGAACCTTATCTAGAATTGCTTCTAAGTTGTCTTCTACTCTATCTATAGTACCACTGAATGAAGATTTCTTTGGCCCAGCCACCTTAGTTAATAGGTGATTTAACCATGCTCTAACTCCGCTATACGTAGGTGGTATATCTTTAACAGGAGCAGCTACTGTTGCAGCACTCTGTATAGAAGTACCAGCAAAGATCAATCCTCGAATTGTCTTTAATGCTTTATATTGAGTAATTAAGTCAGTGTGAGAATTTACTTCTCTATGCTTTAATTTCTCTTGATCCCAGTAGTAAGAGTATACACTAGATAATTCTTTAGCATTTACATCTCCTTCTAGATCAAGTCGTACATTCTCATGTATCTCTTTACTAAACTTACTAATAGCTTCTTTATGAGCTTCCATAAAGGTGTCTCTTGGCATAGCCAATAACTCATCTGTTATAGATACTATACCTCTTACAGCTAGTACTTGTAAAGCTTCTTTGTAAATTAATTCTTTTTGAATCTCACTCATAGACTCTGTTACAGTGTCAACAGTTAAACTCTCAAATCTCTCATTAGTAATTTCTAATACCTTAGGTTGATTGAATAGTAAAGTAATCGTATGAATAGGAATCCCTAATGCTACAGCAGCTAAGAATGAATCAGCATTTCTATTGGATAAGTTAGTTACAGCTAATATCTGCTCCTTAACATTATCAATAGCAGCATTAATAAGGCTATCTAATGTCTCCCATACAGAAGTGACCTTTTGCCCTTCCTCGACAGTACTCATTACTCTCTTACCGTCTACTATAGAATCGTACTCGTTCTCAACAATAGAATCATATTTAACTCCGCCTATACTAATATCATCTAAATGAGATTGGATAATCTCATTATCAGAACTTAACTTAGGTTCTTCTCGCTCAATAGGCATTAAGTCTCCTATTGGTTGTTTATGAATTAAATTGCCCTCATCGTCCTTTTCTCGTAAAGCCAATCGCTCTTCTTCAGTATATACCTTACCGCCTACAGCTTCCCATTTAGTTGGCTTAGCTCCCATTACTACGTGAGCAGCTCCCTTAGAGAATGTAGCAGCAATACCTGTCATAGTATTACCAGAGAAAGTATTAAAGTGAATACGTTGTTGATGTAGTACTCTTTCTAAGTTAATATCTCCAAACAAATATTCATTTCTATTCCCCTCAGTAAACCCTCTTAGCCTAGCCAACATATCAAATACTGTCTCTTCTCCGTTCTCCTCAGTCTTTCCGTTAAGTCTGTCCATGGATACTAAGTTCAACATTAAGTGTCTGTTCGCTAAGTCCTGAGCCATCTGTATATAGATGTCTACCATATGATTACGATTAGCCATTTGATAGTACTTGATTAAAGTCTTTTCTATCTTATCTAATCTCTCGAATGATGTCAATCTATTATCGTCATTTCTAGCTTCTTTAATAAGGTTGAATGCTTTCTCAAACATAGGAATAGCATCTATTAAGTCTGAGCCTTCTTCTAATATATAACCATCTTTGAAAGCTACAGGATCAATATCCATAAGTATATTAGAGATATCTAATCCCTTGCCATCAGGAGATGTAAAGAACTCTTTATAAATAGAGTGCATAACATCAATATCATAATCCGCTCCGTGGAACTTAGTTACTTCCGATGGTAATATAATAAGATTTGAATTCTTACCTTCTCCCTCAAAGAAACCTTTAATCTCTACTGGAGCAGAAGAGTGAATACCTGTAGACGGTAAGCGGAATCCATAGATTACATCTCCTTCTTTATACCCTAACTCTTTAAACTTCAAAGGAACTAATGCCTCAGCATTACCTTTTTCATTTCTCCATTTCAATTTAGATACACGCTTATCGTATGTGAATGCCTCAGACATCAATACTAAATCTGCCCCTCTTAATCTAAACTTAACAGTATTAGACTTAAACTGAGAGTTAATGGCAGATATAATCTTGTTAGTCACAGTAGGAATATCAATTACATTCTTTCCTTTCAATGCTGATAATAACTCTGCCTCTAATTCAGAACCAGCCGTCTTACCAAATGTATTAATAAGGTCTTGTATAATCTTATTCTTAGTGTGCTTCTTATCTATATTACCTTTATCCGTTAACCTTAAGTCAATAGACATCTTTCTTCTTCCCGCAGCTACAATATTTGCTACTGCTCTATTCAACATAGACGAAGATCTAGTAGTCTCTTTCCATACCCCAGTGAAGTATAACAACTGAGAAGGGTTAGCTAATCTAGTTTGTACATCATGTGATGGATTTAACTGTAGTCTAAAGTTATTCATATCTATGCTTATGGAGTCTTTTAAGGCTCCCTGAGCGTCTTTTTCCCCTAAGGTAGACATTCTATCGCCAGCATCATTTAAGTTCTCTCCAGGGGCCTCAAATTGAGCCTGAAGGTCTCTCCTAGGAGCTCCTACCTTAGCTCCTGAATCAAATACTAACATTTGTTGATTACCGTCTTTCATTATCTGATTCAACTCCTTAAGCTTAGCGAATCTAGGATTAGCTAATAGCTTATCATTAAGTACTACTAAAGATAGTTTCAATGCCACCGGAGTACCATTCTCATCTATACCAAAGTATACAGGTTTAAGAGTATCATCCAATTCACTATCAATACCGTAACCAGCTTTTAACTGTTCGTAAGCTTGCTTAGTTATATACCCCTGAGCATCAGTTACCTCAACGTCAGATCCAATAATATCCTTAGCCACCTTCTCTAGGTTACCAAGTTTATGTTGTAGATCATTGGCTATGATCACATTCATCTTAGGAGGAGTACCTATATCATGATGTACGAAAGCTTTCATTCCCGGACCAAACGATATAGAAGTACGTTTAATAATATCTAATGCATTCTTAAAGTGAGCTTGATCTCCAAATACAATCTGATTTAATTGATGAGATTGGATATAGTGATTATATAAGAATGTTCTTACAACAGACTTATATGCTTCTCTATATTGTCTCTTATTCTCAGCAATAGCATCTGCATACTCTTGAGTTTCTAAGAACTGTTTAAAGCTCTCTTCAAATACAGGATCACTTTGAGGTATAGACTTCAACCCTATTTGTCTAGCGTATATTTGTTTAGCAATAGACTTAGTTAATTTAGTAGGTATTTTTACTTTATCTCCGTGTAATACACCTGAAGTGATTAACGAAGAATAAGTGCCTTCTAAATCAAAACTATAATGTCCTTTCTCTTGCATAAGCAAATCAGTCATCTCATCTATATCCTTCTCAAGGACATCTTTTATTTCTTGTACAGTTTGTCCAACAAGATATGATCTATTCTTATAAGTCTTTAATCTATCCTTTTCAGGTCTGTCTTTTTCTTGATCAATAAGAGATTGGAAACCTTGATCGGTTAACTCCTCACTCATAATATCAACAACAGCTCCTGACATAGTAGGCTTATTAGAGATAGTCCAGAAGTTTTGTATATACTTACCTGCATTAAACTTAGTGAAGGTAGAGAATTGTGCAGTGAAGGTTCTTTCTAACCACTGTTTAGGTGATTCATTGGCATACATTACTGCTGATTTCTGAGAGTTCTCTCTTTGCTGAACACCATCATGATCTATAATCTCATATATACGGCTAAGCCCAGGAGTACCCTTAGTCTCATTTCTTTGATAGATGTTATGCTGCATGAACTTAGAATCAAGGTGAGCGGGTTTAATCTTAGATTTCTGTGCCCCATTCTCGTTCACAAACCAGTCCATAGTTTGATGAGCATAGTTTGATCTCACCCATCTATATACTACCTTTCCGTCAGCTCTAATCGAATTAGAAGGTCTAGCAGATTTATTATACCCAGCTAGGGCCTTAGACATTGTATTGAACATTGTAGCATAAGTACTAGATAATGTATCTAATTCTATGTCTGGTGTAGCTCTACTATAAGTTTCAGTAAACCTCATCAATCTATCTCGTATAAGAGCTGCGTCACTTTTACTAAGATTAATAAATAAGTCTCCAGGAAGTAATCCCCAGTGTCTTAATACTTTAGTGGTTACTTCTGCTACTTTATTCTTGTTACCAGATTTCTTTAATCCTCTTATCTCTGCATCTAACTCTTCTGTTAGTAATGCAGCCTTATTAGTATTACGTAATTTATTTAATAGAGTAGCTTGTAAGTTAGTTCGTATGATATTCTGTACTGAACTACCTTTAGTCCTAAAGTAATTGAAACTACTGTTTCCATCTTTATCAACAGACTTAACTCCTGAGAATAATTTACGTTCTCTTAAAGATCCAATAGTAACCATCATAGCTGAGAATAATTGCTTAGCCTCGTACTGTTTAAATGCGTTTACTATTTCATCTCTAGTTAAATCTGATTGCTGTTCTATCTTAGATAAGAATTCCTCAGTAGTTGAATTAGGATCTCTAGTAATTTCAGCAGTTATACCTATGCTTTGATGGGCATTCTCCCCAATAACGAATGTATCATTATCAGAGAAGGTATGTTTAGCGTTATATTGATTCACCTTCTCAATCAGTTCTCCCATAAATATGGCAGTTGCTTGAGCTTGAGGAGATAAACTATCACTAACTATTCTAGATTTAACATGTTCAGCAGCTTGTACTAAATCTCTAGTATCTACTCCCTGTAAGCTGTAAGTTATTAAGTTAAATGCTTGTCCAAAAGGAATAAACTCTATTGACTTCTTTCCATTTACTTCTTTAGTAATACTAATACTTACCAATGCTTCTTTTACGATAGAGACTAGTTTAGTTCTGTGGTCTACAGTAGATTGATCAGTACTGAAGTAAGCCATGAATTTAGATACTTCATCTTCTTCAGCTAACTCACCGTCTAGTTGTAGTGCTCCCATATCACCATCGTCTAAGTCCTTACGTTCCAAGCCAGGATAGATATGATTCAAGAAATCTAATTGTCCAGGAGAGTTGTTCTTAACTAGTTGTTTAAACCCTAGCCAGAAATCAAACTCTGCTTGATTGAGTTCTCTAGCAGCTACTACTGTACCATCTGATGTAGTATAGCCTTTTCTAATATTATCTATGTAGTTCCATCTATTCTTAAGTACATCAATTGTATAGCCTACTGCCTCTTCTTGAGTCATTACACCATACTTCTTAGTATCTCTTCTTACTGCTTGTAAGTTAAGTAAGAATAGATTCCTAGCCTTCTTAAACAAATCATACCTGCCTTGGTAATCCTCATTGATCTTAACCATGGTTTCTAATGTACCAGTAGCCTCTCTTCTAGGAACTCCCCCATATACTCCGTCACCGATGTTCTCAAATAGAGAATCAATAGAGTCAAAGTGTCTTGAAGCAAATCCTAAGAATTGTAATATCTTTCTGAATATACGTTCTAGTATACTAGGTACTTGTGTACCAGTCTTCCATTCTTGGAATAACTCGGCTAATTGCTCTTCTATCTGCTTAGGAGATCCTCTAAAGCCTTCTTGCCTAGCCACCTGAATCATTTGATCATACTCTCTCTTAGTTAAATAAGAATTGGCTATGTGGTGAAATGTCTCGTGCTTAACAATATTCTCATAAGTATTTCCTCTGGCATTGGCCTCAAAGTATCTTACTCCATCTTTATATAATCCCCATACTTCTTTACCTGCCATCTTAGTGATAGCTAAAGCATCTACCATTCTCATAGCGTTACGTACAGAAGGAGTCTTCTTACCTATCAATCTAAATATAATAGATTTTAATGTAGAAGGATTGTACTTGTTTATTAATTTCTGAGCTGCCTCAGGTGTTACTTCTTTACCAATTCTTGATGCATCTATTCTTTCTTTTGAAGCCGCCATAGCGTCCATATCAAATAAGAAGTCACTGTCGTCTCCTGGTTTGTTATCGTTACGAGGAGGATTCTCTTCTTTGATATCATCAGATAGCTTCTCCTCTGAAGTAGGAGTAGCGGGTGTAGCTGGAGGTAATGGCCCATTAGCTTCTGGATCAATAATAGAGATCTGTGTCTGAGCAATACTATCGAACCTAGAAGTTAAATTACCTAGTAGTGCATTCGATTTCTTAGTATTACTATTAAGCTTAATAGGAGTAACACTTATCTTTCCATCTTCATCCTTATCAAAGCTTTTAGTAGAGTTTAAAGTAATAGGAACTCTAAGTCCTTCTCCAGCTTTATTAGTTGAGTTACCCTCGCCATCGAAATTATCTTCTGCAAATACCTCGACTAATTCTGTGAAAGTTATTACCTCTGTGTATTCATTGATTAACTTAGGGTCTATCTTAACAGCAGCTCCGTCATTTTTTTCGTTATAAGACTCGTATGCTTTCTGTACTGACTCCTCAAGTCTTCCCTTATTGAGAGCAGGTCTCTTCTCTTGTGGGTGAAGTAATCGTCTACCATAAATAGTTTCTGAGAATCCAGTTCCCTCTCGTACTTCTCTTAGGATAACTCCTGAGAAAGCACTCTCTTCTTGAGTTATATGTTTATTACCTATTAGATTAGCTCTAGCTATTCTATCTAAAGCTTTCTGTGCTTTACCCTGAAAGTTTCTCTTTGAGTAAGTTCTCTCAGAAGGTATGAATAACTTATCAAAAGCTGTCTCTAGTTCTTCTCCTGCTAATAAAGCAAAAGCTTTATCATCTTTCTGTAATTTTTCTAATTCTTTCTTACGTCTAGCAAGCTCTGATTTGGTTAAGGCTTTACGTCTTTCTTCCCACGTACCATGGACTGCTTCATCTATTTTTGTAGCATAGTTCATTACAGTGTTTAACTTACCACTTTGCATAGCAGCCTCTATTCTTGCTGATAGATGTCCTTCTGCTTCTCCTATAAGAGGAATAGCATTAAGTATGTCGAATTTCTTTATGAAATCACTATCCCAAGTTGCTTCATTAAATCTATTTGCAATTTCAGATAAAGCATAGACCAGTTCAGATAAAGCTCTACTACCATGAGCCATGCTCGCGTCAGTGTTTAAAGCCTTAAGTTCTTCTGAGAATAAATATACATCATTACCAAAAGTAGTAATAGGTTCAATCAGATGCTTATCCAGAGTCTTATTCATCCTACGTGCTTCTAATGGAATATACTGTGGTCTCTGAGAAGTCTTTCCTCTGCCAGAAGGAGTCTTAGCTCTCATCT